AACGGTTTGATCAAGAGCCTTCGTCTTGACGGGATCCCGGAAGACGACTCCGACGAAGTTGAGCATTCTGCTATCGATGACTACCTCCAGCACTTCGGCGTCAAGGGCATGAAGTGGGGCGTTCGTAGAAGTCGTGAGCAGCGAGCAAACGCGAAGAAGGAAGAAACTCAAAGGCACCAAGACCATCAGCGTGCTCGAGAACTGATGAAGAAGAAGGTGAGCACTCTCAGTAACGAGGAGCTTGCTTTCGTCAATCAGCGTCGTCAACTGGAAGCCAACTACGCGAAGCTCAACCCCGCAAAGAGCGCTCGTCGTAAGAAGAAGATCGAGAACCATCTCGAGACTCTTGGGTTGATCGAGAAGACATTCAAGGCAACTCAGCAGCCGGTCGCACAGCTGGCCATCAAGAAGGCAGCCAAGAAGGCAAACTCAAAGGCCGCGAAGAAGATCTTTAACGTGTTGATCGCAGTGCCGAAGGGCCCGTAAGGAGGTGATGAAGTTGTTGATGCTGGCAAATCAAGCGGTCCCAAGGTACTATGGGGAGTTCCGGGATGCCGTTATCAGGAGAGAGATCCCTGTCAACCAAGAAGTCTCTCTTGAGATGAACCGCATCGACGACCTCATTGCCAACCCAAACTACTACTATGACCCTCGTCCGGTTGAAGGGTTCATAGAGTACTGCGAATCGGAATTGACACTGACCGATGGTGGGGATCTCCATCTGCTCCCAAGCTTCAAGCTGTGGGCAGAGCAGATCTTCGGTTGGTATCATTTCATTGAGCGGACGGTTTACCAACCTGGTCAAAATGGAGAGCCGGGTCAGTATGTCCAGAAGACGATTCGAAAGCGATTGATCACGAAGCAATACCTGATCGTTGCTCGCGGCGCGGCGAAGTCGATGTACGCGTATTGCCTCCAAGCGTACTTCCTGAACATCGATACGTCAACCACACACCAGATCACCACTGCGCCTACGATGAAGCAGGCGGAAGAGGTGATGTCTCCGTTTAGGACCGCGATCACTCGTGCTCGTGGCCCGTTGTTCCGATTCTTGACCGAAGGGTCGGTTAGGAACACGGCTGGTTCTTCAGCACTGAGACAGAAGTTGGTGCCCACCAAGAAGGGCATCGAGAACTTCCTGACTGGGTCTCTACTCGAGATCCGCCCTATGTCGATCAACAAGCTGCAGGGTCTTCGCCCTAAGTTCTCCACGATCGATGAGTGGTTGTCTGGCGATATTCGAGAGGATGTCGTTGGCGCAATCGAACAGGGCGCTTCAAAGCTCGATGACTACTTGATCGTGGCCATCAGCTCTGAGGGAACAATTCGAAACGGTGCTGGCGATACCGCGAAGATGGAGCTTGCTAAGATCTTGAAGGGCGAGTATGACGCCCCGCATATCTCGATCTGGCACTACAAGCTCGACGCAATCGAAGAGGTGGCGAACCCCGCGATGTGGCCGAAGGCGAACCCGAACATCGGGCTCACGGTCACCTACGAAACGTACCAGCTGGATGTCGAGCGTGCTGAGAAGGCGCCGGCCGCTCGCAACGATATTCTAGCCAAGAGGTTCGGGATCCCCATGGAGGGATTCACTTACTTCTTCACGTACGAAGAAACGATCCCTCATCCACCGAGGGAATTCTGGTCTGCACCATGCGCGTTGGGCGCAGACCTATCGAAAGGTGATGACTTCTGCGCGTTCACTTTCCTCTTCCCGCTTCGAACGGGGGAGTTTGGTGTAAAGACGCGAAGTTACATCACAGAGCTAACCCACTACAAACTCCCTGGGGCAATGCGAGCAAAGTATGATGAGTTCATCCAAGAAGGAACGCTCATCATCATGCCCGGCAACCTTCTTGACATGATGCAGGTGTACGACGATCTCGACAACTACATCATTGGACAAGAGTTTGACGTTCGTGCATTTGGGTTCGACCCCTACAATGCGAAGGAGTTCGTCGAGCGGTGGACGCAAGAGAACGGTCCCTTCGGGGTTGAGAAGGTGATTCAGGGAGCAAAGACTGAGTCGGTCCCTCTGGGCGAACTCAAGATCTTGGCCGAGCAAAGAGCGTTGATCTTCGATGAAACGCTGATGTCTTTCGCAATGGGTAACTCCATCACGCTGGAAGATACGAATGGAAACCGTAAGCTCAGTAAGAAGCGTACGGATGAGAAGATCGATAACGTCTCTGCTCTAATGGACGCGTTTATCGCTTGGAAACTGCACAAAGACGAGTTCGAGTAATAGGAGTAATTCATGTCAGACACACTTGGCCAAGGCCAGTCAGTCACGCAAGCGGTCGTCGTATCGCAGGAAGTAATGGATCCAAACACCGCGCCTATGAAGGTGTCGTTGTTCAAGCAGGACGGCACCCCGTTCCTGGCCGATACGGCTACGGTCTTCAGCACCATGGTCCTCGTGGCTCAGGATCTGACCGACGACGCCTTCGAAGCGCTGACGGGTGGCGACTACCCCCTTCCCTATCCGCTGACCATCGCGATCATCAACCAGAGTCCCGCGTCCCGCAACGGTCTCTACCAAGGCCAGACCGGTGCTCCAGACACCGAAGGACCTCAGAGGATGAAGCGGATCTCGGATCTTCCGGTCGATGACGCAGTTGTTGGTGCGGTCTACGCCATCGGAGAAACCAACGTCGAAGACCCCCTCGATGCTGAGGACGTCACCGAGCTGACTTCGCTTGCACGTGAGGGCGGATTCATGTTCGGTTCCGTCGACACCGGAGCAGGGCGCGTGTGGGGAACTCTCTACAACGGAGCTCGCATCAACGAGATCGAAGAGCGTCTCGAAGCTCTCGAGAGCTGACACCCCATAACCGACTAGACGAAAGGAGGTGATTGATTTGGGTATCTTGGATAATGTCAAGCGTCGTGTAAACGCCTTTCTCGGAAACGAAACAGGTGTCTACACACCAGAGCCTACCGGTATTGGTGCGAGTTACGGCTCGCGACCAGATCGCACGCTCATGCACGCGACAAACGAGAGATCGATCATCGCCTCGATTCTCACTCGGATCAGTATCGATGTTGCGTCAATCGATATTCGCCACGTGGGGCTAGACGACAAGGGTCGGTACAAAGACGAGGTCGATAGCGGGTTGAACCGCTGCCTTAGCTTTGAAGCGAACCTTGATCAAAGCCCACGGGCGTTCCGCCAAGACATCGCGTTGACGATGTTGGACAGCGATCAGGCCTGCATTGTGCCCGTTGACACCGTTCGCGACCCTGAAACGGGGAAGACCGAAATCCTCACCGTTCGTGTGGGTCGTGTAGTCACTTGGTATCCGAAGCACGTCAAGGTGAGCGTCTACAACGAGGCAAAGGCTCGCCGAGAAGAGATCATCATCGAAAAGACGAAGGTTGCCCTCCCGGACAACCCTCTCTATACCGTGATGAATGGACCAAACTCGACTCTGAATCGGCTCATTCGGAAGCTCAACCTTCTGGACGTTGTCGACGAACAGTCAAGTTCTGGAAAGCTCGACCTGATCATTCAACTTCCGTACACAATTCGTACCGACGTCAAGCGAGAGCAAGCAGAACGACGTAGGGCGGAAATCGAACAACAGATGACCGGAAGTAAGTACGGCATCGCGTTCGCGGACGCAACAGAGAAGATTGTGCAGCTGAACCGTCCTGCAGAGAACAACCTGCTCGCGCAGATCCAGTTCTTGACGAAGATGCTGTATGGTCAGCTCGGTTTGACCGAAGAGATCATGGATGGCACCGCCGATGAAAAGGCGATGCTGAACTACCTGAACCGAACCATTGAGCCCATTCTCACCTCGATCACCGAGTCGATGATGCGTTCGTTTGTTGGGTATCAGGGTCTTCTCGATCACGAGCGGATTCGTTACTACATGAACCCGTTCAAGCTCGTCCCGCTCTCTCAGCTGGCCGACATCATCGACAAGCTCAACCGAAACGAGATCATGGACGCGAACGAGATCCGAGACAGGTTCCTCGGGCTTGCGCCGCATCCCGATCCGAAGGCCGATCAACTCATGAACAGCAACATCAACCCCTCGGGGATGTCGTTGTCTGCGGACGGCACACCGATGCCCAACCCGCCAGTTCCTACAGAGGAAGCGGCAACAGATCAGACCCAACCGGCACAAAGCCCGGATGGTGAAGCCATGTCGATCATGAACGCGGCGTTCGATGCCGTTGAGAGCGACATCGAAAAGACCTTCGAGGGCTTGGGGGTCTAGCGATGGACATTCGCCATGAATACGACCCAGTTCAAGCGCATCTGTACTACATGCGGACTCGCAAGTTGAAGGGTAGGAAGCCGGGGGAAGCCCCGCCAGCCCCACAACCTCGCCAAGCTCAAGGGCGACCAGGTCAAATGGCACGAAAGCCAACCCATAAGATGGTTGCCACCAAGCATCCAAGCAACGCCGCAATCAAAGCGGCAGCTGATCAGCGGGTTATGGCTTTGAAAGCTCGCCTCGAGAAGCTTCGAAACGAACTCAAGGGTTTGGTTGAAGAAGCGAAGAAGCGAAGTGGTGTCACCACCCCACAAAAGGACGACCCGCAACCCAAGGCCGGACAGACGAAGTCTGCTGCCACTAAGGAGAAGCCCAGGTCGCAGTCGGAAAAGGATAAGGCAGCTAAGGCAGCGAAGGAGCGGTACGACAAGCTCCACCCAGAAGCGGCGCTGCTGACACAAATTGCTGATGTTCAGAAGAAGATTGAGAAGAAGCGAGAAGAACTTCTCAAGTCTGTCAAGACAGCAAGACGAAAGGCTGCCGTTCAATTCGTCAGCAAACGACCAACGGGTTAACCGAAAGGAACCATCAAAATGGAAGGTGCAGACTTCGGCGGTTGGGCAACCAAGGCCAATCTGCTGTGCGCTGACGGCGTGACGATTCTTCCTGGAGCCTTCAAGGGCCAGGACGGAGATCAGGTCACCCTCGTCTACCAGCACGGACACAAGTCCCCAACAGAAATTCTGGGGCACGCGATCCTCATGGAACGCGATGAAGGAACGTACGCGTACGGCTTCTTCAACGACACTCCCGCTGCTCAGGCCGCTAAGGCCGCCGTTCAACACGGAGACATCAAGGCGCTTTCGATCTACGCCAACGAGCTGATCAAGCGTGGGAACAACATCCTTCACGGGAAGATCTGCGAGCTCAGCCTCGTCATCGCCGGTGCCAATCCTGGTGCCATGATTGACGCGGTCACGATCGAGCACTCTGACTGGATCGAACAGGTCGAAGGCGAAGCCATCATCTACACGGGTGACGAAATCGTTCTCGAGCACTCCGCGGACGCTGCTGCATCGACTGATGCTCCGGCTTCTGAGGGGGAGAAGACCATCGAGCAGGTTGTCGACACCATGGACGATCTGCAGCAAGAAGCCTTCTACACGGTCCTCGATCGTCTCGTGAAGGCCGAAGAGAAACTCGGCACTGCCGACACCGGTGATTCAGCCCAGCACAGCGCCATCGGCGACGACGCTGGCACTGCTGATGACGCCCAGTCCACCGACGATCAGGAGACCGAGGACGAAGAGCCCACGGTTGATGAAAACGGCGGCGACGCCGGTGACGACACCAATACCAACGAGAGCCAGGAAGGCGATACCAACATGTCGAAGGACAGCACCCTCGAGCACACCAACGTGTTCGAACCGAAGGATGATGAGACGACGGCCAAGCACGTTCTCACCAAGAAGTCCAAGGACGCGATCTTCCACGACGCGATGCGCCTTGGCTCGATGAAGGACGCCGTCGACGCGTACTGCATCCAGCACGGGATCGACGAGATCGACATCCTCTTCCCGGATGCTCGCAACCTCGATCAGACCCCTCAGTTCCTGAAGCGCCGCACCGAATGGGTGGCCAACTTCATGGACCAGTGCACCAAGACCCCGTTCTCCAAGATCAAGAACCTCTGGGCGGACATCACGGAGGACGAGGCTCGTGCCAAGGGTTACATCAAGGGCAACGAGAAGAAGGAAGAGTTCTTCAACGTCGCCAAGCGAGTTACCGGACCGACCACCATCTACAAGAAGCAGAAGCTGGACCGCGACGACATCCTCGATATCACCGACTTCGACGTCGTTGCGTGGCTGAAGATGGAGATGCGGGTTATGCTGGACGAGGAAATCGCTCGCGCCGCGCTTGTCGGTGACGGCCGTGACGTGACCTCGCCCGACAAGATCAAGGAGGATTGCATCCGCCCGATCGCGAAGGACAACGAGTTCTTCACCTCGGTCGTGAACGTCAACATCTCCGGGTCCGTGCAGGCGTTCATCGACGCCGTCGTCAAGGGCCGCGTCATGTACAAGGGCACCGGTCAGCCCACCATGTACACCACGGAGTCGGTCATCTCGGCCTTCCTCCTGCTCAAGGACACCCTCGGGCGCGATCTCTATCGCTCTGTCGAGGAAGTGGCTTCCAAGCTGCGCGTCCGCGAGATCGTGGCAGTCGAGATCATGGAGGAGTACGACGACATCATCGCGGTGCTCGTCAACCCCATGGACTACACCTTCGGTGCCAACCGCGGTGGCGAAGTCACGATGTTCGACCAGTTCGACATCGACTTCAACCAGCAGAAGTACCTCATCGAGACCCGCTGCTGCGGCGCTCTCACCAAGCTGAAGTCGGCGATCGTCTTCCGCAATGCCGGAGATGACACGTTCATCACCGCAACTGCTCCGACCTTCGACCCGGCGACCAGCAAGGTCACCGTCCCGCTCCAGGCCAACGTCACGTTCAAGAACGACGCTGACGGTTCGACGATCAGCAACAGCACCATCACCCTCGACCCGGGCGAGCGTCTCAAGGTCATCGCCGTGGCAGCCGATGGCTACTACTTCGCGACCAGCGATGACGACGAGTGGGTCTTCACGGGCGTCACCGTCTGACACCCTTAGGAGGTAACGATGGCACGTTTCAGTGGCAATGTGGGCTTTGGAGTAAGCACTTTGACCGCCCCTGGGGTATGGGAAAAGGTGATTACCAAAAGGCCATACAAAGGTGATATCGTTCGAAACGGCAACTCGATTCGGGTTGACGAAGAGATCGAAGGAACCATCGACGCCTCTAAAACGGTCAGCATTCGTGCTGATAAGTATGCCATCCAACACTCCGACGAGATCAGGTTCGTTGAGTGGGGCGAGGATTTCTGGGAAGTGGTTTCGACCGAACTCATTAGTCCTCGTCTCACTCTGATCCTGGGGGGTACGTACAATGGTCCCAAGAGCTGAATTCCACGCAATGTTGGAAGACATCCTTGGCACCGAGAATGTCTACTTCCAACCACCCGTCGACAAGAAGATGGTGTACCCATGCATTCGGTACGAACTGGATGACGTGGACGTCGAACATGCGGACAACATTCCGTGGAGATCTGATAAGCGGTACTTGGTGACGATCATCGATCGAAATCCTGATAGCGCGATCCCCGACAAAGTGGCAGCCCTACCTATGTGTTCGTTCAGTCGACACTACAGAGCATCTGGGCTAAACCACCATGTCTTCAACCTCTTCCCTTCATAAGGAGAACAATCCAACATGGCAAAGATCGTGTGGGACCAGGTCGATGAGCGGGTCTACGAGACCGGTGTCGATCACGGGGTCCTCTACATCCCCGATAACAACGGAAACTACGTCACTGGCGTTGCTTGGAACGGTCTCACCACCGTTACCGAGTCGCCGACTGGCGCAGAGTCCAACCCGCAGTACGCGGACAACATCCAGTACCTGAACCTCATCTCGGCGGAGGTCTTCGCGGCCACCATCGAGGCGCTCTCCTTCCCCAAGGAGTTCGAGTTGTTCGACGGTCTGGCTGCTCCGACCGAGGGCGTTACCGTCGGTCAGCAGACGCGAAAGAAGTTCGGCTTCGCTTACCGATCCCTCGTTGGCGATGCCATCCAGGGCAACAAGGCCGGCGAGAAGATCCATGTGGTGTACAACTGCGTGGCTGCTCCGTCCGAGCGGGCTCGTACCACGGTGAACGATTCCCCCGAGGCAATGGCCATGAGTTGGGCGATCTCCACCACCCCGGTGCCGGTCCCGAACTACGACCCCAGCGCCACCCTCACCGTCGATTCTCGGACCGTCGATGCGGATGTCTACGCGGCGTTCAAGGACATCATCTACGGCACCGCGGGCCTCAACCCCCGTCTGCCCATGCCGGCGGAGATCATCGCCATGTTCGAGTCGGGCGTCACTGTGGCGACTCCGACCGTTCCGGCGTACGACGCTGTCGATCACGAGATCACCATCCCGTCGGTCACTGGTGTGGTCTACCAGGTCGGTGGCGACACCGTTCCTGCTGGAACGATCACGCTCGAGGTTGGCGAGACGGTTGTCGTCGCTGCCATCCCCGCATCGGGCTACGTGTTCCCCGATGGTCCCGATTACGACTGGGGCTACAGCTACTAGGAAAGATAGGAGACCAGAGAATGCTCACAATCAACATCCAAGGTCCGGAGGCTTACAACCGAGAGACCAACGAATTCACTTGCCCCGATGCTGTCGAGGTAGAGTTCGAGCATTCTCTGGTCTCTCTGTCAAAATGGGAGTCAAAGTACCAGGTAGCGTTCCTGGACAACGACCAAAAGACGAAGGAGCAGATCCAAGACTACATTCGATTCATGGTTCTAACGCCAGGAGTTAGTGATGAAGTCTTTGGTTGGCTTACGACCCAAGATTACGCAACAATCGAGGCGTACATCAACTCGTCAGAAACCGCAACGACCTTCCCACCTGGTCCGCCCGAGAAAGGGCCGGTGGAGAAGGTTACTGCAGAGCTTGTCTATTACTGGATGACCGCCTTTCGAATTGATTGGCAAGCACAGCACTGGCACCTCAACAAGCTCTTGACGCTGATTCGCGTCTGCAACGTCAAGTCAAACCCGCCGAAGAAGAGATCTCAACAGGAACTTGCCCAGTGGTACCGAGAAGAAAACGCAAGACGACTCGCGGCCTCAGGGAAACCTGGATAGTTAAGGAGCAACATGCCTGAGCTGATTTGGGGAAACCCACTAGACAAGCGCTATGAGAGCGGCCTCGATAAGGGCGTGCTCTACTTGCCAGATGGCTCAGCTGTTCCTTGGAACGGTCTGATTTCCGTCTCCGAGAAGTTCAAACAAGACAGCGAAACCGTCTACTTCGACGGTATGAAGATCAGCGTTATCGTTAGCTCGGGGGATTTCGAGGCGACACTTAAGGCGGCGTCATACCCCAAAGAGTTCGACGAGATCCAAGGATACGCGAATCTTCGCAAGGGCGTAAAACTGCGTGATCAAATCCCTCAGTTCTTCGGCATGTCGTGGAGAACCTTTAAGGGCAACGAAGCACAAGGTCCAGAAGCGGCATACAAGGTCAATGTCGCATACAATCTGATCGCAACTCCGTCCGATCGAGAACACGAAACAAAGTCTGACGATCCCTCACTCGTCGAAATGGAGTGGGAACTCGCGTCGGTTCCGGAAGAGCTGCCGGGCTTTAGGCCTACGGCGCACTTCATTATCGAATCGGACGAAGTAGACCCATGGTTGTTGGAAGAGATTGAGAAGAAGCTGTATGGAACGTTTGAAAGCAATCCATATTTGCCCCAACTAAGCGACCTCCTCGTCTTCATGAGGGACTGGGCTCGAATGACGATCGTTGACCACGGCGATGGCACATGGACAGCCACTGAGCTACGGCCCAATACGTACATATTCCAGAGCGAAGACGACCCAGATGTCTACGAACTCCGGAATGCAAACGCCATTTGGGTTGTCGGTGAGGTAGACGAGAAGTACGTGATTTCTGACGTTACGGGTGACCCCGAGAAGTTGGAGATTCGAGTTAACGATGATGGCACTTGGGTCGCCATATCCGAAGATGAAATCCAAGTGACAGACGGGGTCTTTACGTTGACCAATGTGAACCCCGTCTTCTCTGGCCCAGACATGTTCCGACTCAAGTCACAGTCCTAACCCCAAGGAGATCTCATGGGACAAGTTACCTCACTAACTGCAGAAAAGTCACTCGAACTTGCCGACGAGAATATCGTCGACGCCGTCATTACCGGTGGCCACCTCATCCTTCGCCGGCGTAACTGGAATCCAGCATTCCCAACCGCCGCAGGCACGTTCATCGATGCCGGATCGGTCATTGGTGGTCAAGGCCTCCAGGGAAACCCAGGCAGTGGCTCGTTGGTCATTGCAGCCGACACCGCAGGGGCCGCTGATGATCCTCTCGGCACCGCTGCCGATACGTGGTACACGCTTGCGGGCGTTACAGCCACCACACCCGCGCTCGTCGTCGGGCACAGGTACGCAGTGGATTACTACTGCCCACTCACCAGCCATAGTGACCTCACAAACTGGGACGTGGAGTTGCTTCGTGGCGGCACCCCGGTGCATCGGGCAAACGCCTTTGCGCCCAATAGTGAACGTACGGTAGTGGCTTCCGGGCGGTACTACTTCATCGCCGCAGCGACTACGGCTCAGGTGTTCACCATGCGAGCTCGTAGCACTACGGCGTCTTCACCGGCGTCGTACGCTGACAACTCGTTTATTTCATCGAGCATCGTGGTCACCCACTTCGTGCCCTGATGATTGGGGTGAAGACCTCTGGATCGTTTGATCACATCCTCAAGTTCCTGAATCGATCGGCCAAACAGGACTCAATCGGTAACCTAGACTCGTACGGCGAAAGAGGAGTACGAGCTCTACAAGCCGCCACCCCTAAAGAATCAGGAGAGACGGCCGCGCAATGGGCGTATAGAATCGTTCGTGAGAGCGGAAGAGTTCGAATCGAGTGGTACAACACTCACGAGGAGGATGGTTCGAACATCGCAATCCTTCTGCAATACGGTCATGGTACCGGTACGGGAGGTTGGGTCGAAGGGCGAGATTACATCAACCCCGCTATGCGGCCAGTCTTCGATAAAATCGCTAGTGATGTCTGGAAGGAGGTGAGTCGATGAGCAACGACGTCGATAACAAGGTCGTAACAATGACCTTCGACAACGCAAAGTTCGCAGCAAAGATGGAAGAGACGATCAAGGGTCTCGAAAAGCTGAGTCAGAGCTTGAAGATGGTCGAGGGTGTCAAGGGTATGGCTGACGCTCAGAAGCAAGTCAACTCCTTCAAGATGGACGGCGTGAAGAAGACGGTTGCCGACGCCCAAGGCGCAATGGGTAAGTTCAATGCGACTCCGGTCGTGAACGCTGTTGCTGACGCACAAGGTGCCGTCAACAAGTTTGACGCTTCCAACATGGGTGACCAGGCGGACAAGATCAGCGCCAAGTGGGTAGCCATGGCCGCGGGCATATTTGCCGTGGTCAGTGGTCTTGTAACGCAAATCGGTAGCAAGTTTGCAAGTATTGGAAGCAGCTTCACTCTCGGGCCACTCAAGGATGGTTTCTCCGAATACCAGACCAACATCGGGGCCATCCAGACGATCTTGGCAAACACGGATCGATACGGCACCAAGCTTCCAGAGGTTACGGCGAACCTCGATGAGTTGAATGAGTACTCCGACAAGACCATCTACAACTTCGGTGAGATGGTTAAGAACATCGGTCTCTTCACCAATGCGGGCATCCGTGTCGGTGACGCAACGTCGATGATCAAGGGTTTCTCGAACGCTGCCGCGGCGTCGGGTACCACTGCCGAAGGCGCTGCCGGTGCGGCATACCAGCTGTCACAGGCTCTGTCGACCGGCACGATTCGACTCATGGATTGGCGTTCGCTCAGCAACGTTGGTATGGGTAACAAGAACATGCAGCAGGGCATCATCGAGCTCGCGGAATCGATGGGTACCCTCGATAAGGCAGGACTCTCTGCCGAAGAGGTAACTTCGAACTTCACCGGTACGCTGGAGAAGGGTTGGCTCTCGGCCGACGTCATGTCGAACTACCTGAAGATCATGGCTGGCGACATGGACGATGCGCAGCTTGCGACGCTCGGTCTTGACAAGACGCAGATCGAATGGTTTAAGCGCCAGCAGAAGATCGCTGAGGAATCGGCCACTAAGGTCCGTACCTTCACTCAGTTGATCGGAGCCGTTAAGGAATCGATTGGTTCAGGTTGGTCTGAGACCTTCCGCACCGTCATTGGCGACTTCGAAGGAGCGACTACGCTCTTCACGGGGATCAACAACACCATCGGTGGAATCGTAGGAAAGTCGGCCGAACATCGAAACGATCTGCTCGAGATTTGGGCCAACTTCGGTGGACGAAACATCGCTATTGAAGGTGTCATTCGCACTTGGGCAGCACTGCTCGCTGTAGTCAAGCCCGTGCAAGAAGCTTTCCGCAACGTGTTCCCCAAGGTTGGCGTTGGCCAACTCATGCGGGCCACGAAGATGTTCCGGGACTTCACAAAGACGTTGATGCCGGCCAAGGAAACCACGATGGCGATGACGAGGATCTTCAGAGGACTGTTCTCGATCATCAAGATCGGCATTTCAGTCATCTGGGAAGTCGGAAAGCTGATAGTAGCAGTCTTCAAGGACGCGTTCGGCGGAACGGTTAGAAGTAGTCTCGTACCTTTCGCGGCAAGACTCGGAGACATCATCACGACGGTGTCTAGGTTCTTGTCGGAAGGCGGCCGAATGAAGAACTTCTTCGCCGCGCTTCAGGGTGCGATCCACCACATCCTTGGGCCATTCAAGGGCCTCATTCAAGTGTTCATCGCGATCGGCAAGGTCGTTGGTGGTGTCTTGAGTGCAGCACTCAGCGTCGTTATCGGTTTGTTCCGAGAACTGTTTGGTGGTGCGGCTAAGGAAGGCAAGGGTGCTGCGGATAGCGTGGCTGCGTTCCTCGATAAGATCACTCGAGGAATGGTCTACGCGGTCTACTACATCAACCTGTTTGGTGAGAAGCTGCAGGGTAGCGCCGGCTTGATAAAGGAATTTGCCGTGGGGCTCAAAGACATCCCTGGCGCGTTCAAGCAGATCAAGGCCATCTTCCTTGATCGCGACTTTGTTGGCGGCCCGTTTGCAGAAGATTCGCCCATCGTCGCCTCCCTCTTCAAGCTCAGAGACAAGCTCAAGACACTCAAGGACAAGATCCTCGAGGTCAAGGCGGCCTTCACGGCCGGTTTCGAGAACCCTCTTGCCAAGTTCACCGCACCTCCTGGTCTTCTTGGCACCATCGTCAAGATTGGCGTAGCGTTCGGAGAAGCTTGGAACAAGGTCAAGGAGTTTGCCGGCGGTGGCACTGCCATCTTTGACGGCATTAAGAAGTCCGTCACCGAGGCCGACTGGCTCGGAATGCTCAGCGACGTAGGACACCAGCTGTATGAAAGTTTCATGAAAGCGATCGACGCACACTCTCCCTCGAGAATGTTCATCGACGCGGCGCTAGCGATTCCTCAGGGTATTGCCGAAGGCATCAAGAAGGGTTGGGACGCCATCAAGGGCGCCTTCTCCTGGATTGGTGACAAGATGCACGAGCTCTTCGGTGGTATTGGAGATGCTTTGGCTAGCGACAACCTTGAGAAGGCAGTCAAGTCTGGCGCGATCCTCGGTCTCGTCAAAATAGGACTAAACATCTCGAGCCTCTTCAAGAACTTCGGAGGGGCCGCGGGCGCGTTCAAGAACACGATGGAGTCCGTCACGGGCGCCATGAACCAGGCAAAGGGAACCCTTAAGACTTACCAGAAGACTCTTAAGTGGAACGTTCTCAAGAAGATCGCTATCTCGGTTGGTCTGCTCGCAGCCTCGATGATCGCAATGTCGTTCATCGATCCTGCCAAACTCGCACAAGGTGCGGGGGCGGTTGGTGCGGCACTGCTCGGCATTGTCGTGTCGATGCGAAACATGGACAAGATGGGTATGGGCACCAAGAAGATGGTAGCCATGGCTCACATGATTAGGACGATGGCTATCTCCATCCTGATTCTCGCAGCGGCCGTAAAGGTCCTTGGCGACATGAAGGATCGTGGAAATCTCGCGCAAGGATTGGTTGGGGTCACCATCTTGATGGATGGTATTGCGGCTGCTACCCAACTCATGGACGATCAAAAGATCAAGATGGTTGGCGTTGCTGCGACCCTCCTGGGTTTGGCCGCCGCCATCCTACTCTTGACCTTCGCGGTTAAGACGCTCGGAAAGATGAACGATAAGGGCGACCTCGCGCAAGGGCTCGCTGCCGTCACCGTCCTCCTCGTAGGTCTCGGTGGAGCAATCAGGCTCATGGGTAGCAAGGCAGAACTGGCGGGAGTTGCCTTTGCGCTTCTCGGTATCGGACTAGCAATGCTGCTGCTCGCTAGAGCAGTGAAGAGCATGGGTGAACTGGAAGGTGACAACATTAAGCGAGGCCTGAGTGGTCTTGCTGGCGGTCTTGCGATCCTTCTCGCAGCCATGGCGATCATGAAGAAACTCGAGATTGAAAAGGCGAGCCTCGGTTTGCTTGCGATGTCGTTTGCTCTTAGGGGTATTGCGGACGTCGTTCAGATCTTCGGAGAGATGGATGGCGGAGAGCTTGGAAAGGGTCTCTTTGGGTTGGTTGTTACGCTTCTCGCTGTCTCAGCGGCCCTCTACGCCATTGGACAAATGGGGATCGGCGCTATCGCTGCGGCGGGTAGCCTTCTCATCACGGCGTACGCGTTGCTGCTTCTCGCAGACGCTATCGGGATATTCGCCAAGATGAAGTTCGGCGACGTGGCAAAGGGGCTCGGACTCATGGTGGTGTCGTTGCTGGCTCTTGGGCTGACAATGGCGGTACTTGGGTTTCTGTCCCCGCTCATTCTCGCATTCGGCATTGCGCTTGCGCTTGTCGGTGTCGGCGTTCTCGCGTTCGGCGCGGGCGCCTACTTGCTTGGAAACGCCATTAAGAATCTGGCCGAAGCAGGACGCGAGGGGCTTGACGCGTTCATGTACGCGATGGATACGTTCGTCGGTGCGATGCCTCGATGGTTGGGGGTTCTTGGTGATGCAGTCGTAGAGGGGATCAAGCATTTCCTTTCCGGTACCCCAGAACTCATTGACCTGTTGGGCGTCATCATCGGCAAACTTCTCGATGTAGCGAACGAGAATCTGCCAAAGCTCTTTGACGTTCTGGATACGGTCCTAAAGGGTCTTATTCAGTTGATCAAGGACAACACGCAGGGGTGGGTTGACGCGGGTATTGGTCTCATTCAAGCGTTGCTTGATGGTCTTGGCGAGAATGTCGAAGGCCTGACCGAATCAGCGGTCACTCTCCTACTCAACTTCATGGACGCATTGTCGACAGCCATCGACGAGCACGCAGAAGAAATCGGCGAAAAGGGTCGGCATCTCGCGAAGTCGATTCTTGACGGCATCATCAACGCACTCATTCCTGAAGGCGTACAAGAAGCCATTGGGAACGTTGTCAGCGGTATGATTGATTGGTTCAAGGAACTACTTGGGATTCAGTCCCCCTCGACCGTCTTCTCTGGGTTTGGTGGTGATATCCTTCAGGGACTCATCAACGGGCTTAGTGGAATGATCGGGGCAGTTCTAAACTTCTTCATCACGCTTCCCGGTAAGATCGTTGGGGCTATCGGTGATCTTCTGTCGCTTCTGTGGCAGAAGGGTTCTGATTTGCTCAGCGGTTTGTGGAACGGGGCCAAGGCCATCTGGACCAGCGTCAGCAGCTGGGTTGGGGAACTTGCCGGCAAGGCTCTCGCAGCTGTTGGCAACACCCTCAGCACACTGTGGCACAAGGGTGCAGATCTCATCAAGGGCATCAAGAATGGTGCTGAGAACGCGTGGATCTCCGTCAAGGATTGGATCAGTGGTAGGAAGGATAGGGTCGTCGAGGTCTTCTCTAACGCTATCAACTGGCTCAAGGATGCTGGTACCAAGATCATCAGTGGTCTTTGGAACGGTATGAAGGACAAGTGGAATGACGTTACCGGATGGCTTGGTGGTCTTGGCGGAAAGATCATCGAGAAGAAGGGCCCGCCGGCTTACGATGCGATCATGCTCGTCGACAATGGTCGTTTGATCATCACCGGCCTGCTCAACGGTATGAAGCAGTCGTGGAAAGCAACACAGAGCTGGCTCAGCGATCTCGATCCAGCCGCTGAAATGACGGACAACTCTTCAAACTTCGGCGAGAAGTTGAAGAGCATGCTGGCAGAGATGGACGGAATGCAACCGACAATTGCTCCAGTCATCGATCTGTCAAACGTCAAAATGGGAGTAGATGCCATCGGTTCGATGATGGATGGGACGAGCATTGACGCCGGCGTGTCGCTTGACAACGCTCGGTTGATTTCCGCCTCAACTTCTGCTACCAAGGAAGAGGTAATTCGGCCCGAGGCAGGCAGTGGTGGAGTCACGTTTATCCAGAACAACCACTCTCCCAGGGCTCTGTCGGAAGCTGACATCTATCGGAACACCAACGGCCAAGTTGCAAGGGCTGCGAAGGAGCTAGGGATCGCCGTATGAGAGTTACAAGTGTCGAACTGCGCCCGGAAGGATCCTCCGACGTCATTCAGCTGAGCTTCAGGGATCCAAGAAGCCTCAACCCTTTTCAGTGCAAGAGCATCGCGCCTCTTGATGCTGATGAACTCACTCCCCAGTTCTACGGAACGAGCGGGGATTCGACCAAGCAGTACTACCAGATGGCGCAGAAGAAGCGTGAACCGGTGGCGCTGATTGGTTTGAATCCCCGCTTCGGGGAGCCAGACGACAACTCCTACTCCGAGCTTCGGGATCGACTCTACCGGTTGATTCAGTCGTCTCGGACGGGAGTTGTCCAAATCGTCTTTCAAGCAGACGGTGAAGACGTGGCTCTCATCTCGGGAACGGTCTCAAAGATCAAGGCTGGTCACTTCACTGCGACCCCCGAGGTGGAGATCACGTTCAATTGTTCAAACCCGATGCTTCAAAGCCCATCAAGGTTTGTCCTCGCCGGTCCTCCTGCGGGCCCAGCAATTAGCGAAGACGACATCACGATCGTGGATCAAACTTCAACTGCGGCTCATGGGTTCCGGTTCGAAGCGCAATTCAGTGGTGCGTACTCGTCTTTCGTCATGTCTCCTCCCGGCACCCCCGAATGGACGTTCGACGTTCGCCCCTACGGTGGATTCTTGAACGGTGACGTGCTTCACTTCTCAAGTGAGATCCGAAACAAGTACCTCTACATCAAGAGGGCGGGAGCAACAATCCATCTCGGTGACGCGATCCAGTCCAGCTCGATCTGGCCGATCATCTTTCCGGGGTCCAACGCGTTTCACACGAACCACACGGTTCAGTGGAACAAGATCGATCATTACGTGACATATTGGGGGGTGTAGATGGATCTGTTCAGATTTCTCAGCGCCTCGAACCAGCCAATGCGAAACGGTCTGCTTCTTCCGGCAGTCAAGAGCGTCACGTGGGTTGAAAAGTTCAGAGAAGCTGGTGAGTTGAAGATCGTCAGCAACATCGAAGAAGGATTCAAGACCCTTCTTCCGACCGGGTGCTTTGTCTCACATACTGGGACCGATGAGGTGATGATGGTGGAAGACCATATTACTAACAAAGACATCGAAGGCGAAGCGACGGTAAACACGACGGGTAGAAGCCTGGAAGCTCCGGTGCTCGAGAATCGAGTCGTTGGCGCGGAAGGTGCCTTCCCTAAGGTGGGTGACGACACCGACTTCAACATGAACGACAACTCCACACAGACCCAGGCGGTGGGGTTGATCCGTGCGCACACCGAAGCCTCACTTCTCGTAGACGACAATGACGAGGTGCCATATCTGACGACGACCACCGACATCGGGACCGTGCTAACGTCAGAAGCAAGAAAGATCCAGGCGGGTAACGTTCACGAACGCGTCTTGGAACTTCTTGCCATCGATAACCTCGGAATTCAGACGATCCGCCCCTCGTACACCGGCACCAACGTGACGTTCAAGGTTCATCGAGGGATCGATAGGTCGTCTTCGGTCGTGTTGTCAATGGACTCAGGCGATGTCGAGCAATACGAAGCGCTCGAGAGCCTTCGCAACTTCAAGAACTCCGCCCTGGTGGTGGGGACACACGTGCAGGTCGTGGTCCACCAAGGCTCGACCAGTGGATATTCTCGGCGATGGATGATCATCGACGCCAAGGATGTCGACGAGAAGTACAAAGAACCGCTAACAGGAACGGAAGTCACAGCCATCGCCTCTCGCTTGGCGACTCGTGGCAGACAAGCCCTCTCGAAGCAAAGGAAGATCTCGCTATCTAGTGCTGACATTTCCCAGAATGGATTGAGCATTAGGTACCGGACTGATTACAACCTTGGTGACATCGTCACTATCCGAGCGGACGGTATTCCAGGAACCAAGATGCGCGTTACGGAACACGCAGAGATTCTGGACGAAAACGGGTTCACCTCATACCCAACACTCGAACTACTCGAAGGAGAAGACGATTAATGCTCATCACTGACGAAAAGCTCTATGACCGCCTCAAGTGGGTGGCACAGATCTTCCTCCCGGCGCTTGGCGCCCTCGTGTTCGCCCTCAGCGGCGTTTGGGGATTCGACACCACGGGTAAGATCGTTGGTTCGATCGCCGCGGTTGACGCATTCCTCGGCCTTCTGCTCAAGAAGAGCAACGACAACTACGCCATTGACCTCGCAACTCTGTATCAGGCAGAGATGAGTAATCCGAACAACTTCGATGGTGATCTCTATATCTCCCCCGGCGAGGGAGAGAATCCGGATCTCACTGCCGCATGGAACGAACACCCTGACGAATTCAAGGACAAGGAAACCGTGACGCTGCGTGTGCAGAACGTGGAATCCTCCCGACTCGCTCAGCGACCACCGAATCCGCAGCGAAAGGGGTAGGTTGGGCTCGCAAGATAGGCATAGCCTATAATGAGACCAACCATAAGGAGAAGAATGCTGGAAAAGCTCAAGAAGCCTCAGCCCATCGAAGAGGAACAGACGCGAGTCGTTTCTGAGATGGCAGCACTCGACCCTCGGACCGACGAGTACAAGGACCTGCTGTCGGTCACCGAGCGCCTCAACAAGGTGAAGCCCAAGAAGGCTGAACCCATGAGTCGCGACGTGATCGGCACCGGCCTGTTCAACCTCGCCCTGGGAGTCGGCGTGATGCTGTTCGAGACGCACAACGTCTGGACCTCGAAGATCCCGCTGCCCTTCATCGGCAAGAAGCACTGATCCCACGGAAGGAATGAGCCCAGAAGCTGTTTAGACCCAAATCTACACGGCTTCTGGGTTCGTCCCTCGAATTTCCTACAAGGCATGTCATTTTTCTCGTAAAAATTGCCCGGGGGGAAATTTTGACCAATCTCCAGGAAAAACACCCCTCTAGAATGCGCTGTGCCGGCCTCTCAGCATCAAAGTTGTATGATTGTCCCTTAACTCGTATGGAATCGCTTAGACGGCGACCTAGAGGGCAATGCGGAGAAATGGGTATATTTGGCCTCATCTGACGCGCACATACGTGTGAAGAGGTCGCAAAAGCCGCAAGGACTGTAATGACAACCTCAGTTCGCGAGCCCCTACACGGGCTTTCGAGCTTTCACGCACTCGCAAGTTCTACAGCGGCCATAATGAGGAACCAACCCCAAGATCCCATCACAAGGAGAAGAAAGACATGGAAGACGAGACCACCGAGACCGACCCCACCCCTGAGGAGGAGATCGTGCTCACGGAAGAGGATGCCACCTCTGCCGCCGCCACCGTCGGCGCCGTGCTGTTCACCGGAGCAGCCGTCGTCGGCGTCGTGACCGTCGGCAAGAAGGTCGTCAACTTCGGCCGTGACAAGATCGCCACCTACAAGGCCGGGAAGGCCGAGAAGGCCCCGACCCCCGAGTCCGAGACCCCCGAGTCCGAGACCGCCGGGGAGTAGTCCCTCACCCCCGTACCAACTCTAGCCCCCGAGCTACAGTTGGTATAGGGGCGTCTCGCAGGATTTACAGCGGCCATAATGAGGAACCAATCCTCACACAACCAACTAACAGAAGAGACAGACCCCATGGGGGAGTTATTGGATAAGCCAAGACGCTCCCCCATGGTATGTCTTTTTCTCGCAAGTTCTACAGCGACCCTAATGAGAAGAAGGTAAGACACTTAAGGCGCAAGCCCACAGCAAGAGCTTGCCTACCTGGCGGTGCTGATAGCACTTAACGGCTGATTTTAGATGGGTCAGCAGCCCTTGCTTCTCATTTCAATTTCGCCCCAACCAAGAAAGGAATGAACCATGCGCAAGTACGGATGTATGGCATTTCTGTTTGACTGCTTCATGGTCTGCATCACTGCCGGCTTTTGGCTCATCTGGATCTTCATTCGTGAATCCAGGAATCGCCGATGAACTACAACGTAATGCTGAATCGGATGATCAAGAAAGCCAAGATCAATTCGCCAGAGATCATGACCGCGTGTGCCGCCGGCGGTGTCATCGCCACGGCATATTTGAGCGCGAAGGGCGCCTTCGAAGCGTCCAAGAAGCTCAATCGCGAAGACGCGAACCCCTGGGATCAACAGACGTTCATGGACAAGGCAAAGATCGTGTGGCCGGAGTTCGTTCCGGCGGCAATTGTCGGTGGCACCACCGTCGCCTGCGTGATCGGTTCCCATCGAGTACATACGCGTCGTACTGCTGCGGCTGTCGCGGCATATTCGCTTACTGAGCGTGCATTCGCTGAGTACCGAGCCAAGGTTGAGGAAACCTTGGGCAAGAGTAAGGCGGAAAAGGTTCAAGCCGCCGTCGTCGAAGAGCAGATGCAGACCGTTCATCCGCATAGTCAGGCCCGAGAGGTCATCATGGCTGCGGGTGGGGACAGTTTGTGTTGCGACCTAACGACGGGTAGATACTTCGAGTCCGACATGCAAACGCTCAAGGCAGCCGTGAATCGTGTGAACGAACGGCTGCTCAAGGAGCGTTGGATGTCAGTGAAGGAGTTCTACCACGAAATCGAAGTCTATCCGAATCACCATATCGACAACCTCGGTTGGGATGTGGAAACCGGACTGATGGATCTCGTGTTCACGCCAACGCTCACCGACAAGGGCGTTCCGTGTCTGGCGTTCACGTTCAACTACACGAAGCCGCTCGGATCGCACACGCTACATAGTATGTAGTGAGAAGACAACCACAAGAACCAAGGAGACCCCCTTGCATGACTCAGTGAGAAACGCTCTCAACAAGAAGGAGATCACCGTCATCGAAGACGCTCCGCTGAAGTACGCACTCTTCACCACAATCGTCGGCGGCATCGCCAGCGGTCTCGTGGTGCTCGGAGTGAGTGCTCTCGGTCGGAAGCTCTTCGATCTGGAGGAGATCAAGTTCTCGTTCGAGGACCGCATCACCGATGAAGACGAGGAGGACGACGAAGTCCCCCAGTAGTCCCATCATGGCCGAAAGCTCCCTACAAGGAGCCTAGGTCATGCCATATCCACAAGGAGAACAACGAATGCTCAAGCGAACCATCGGCCCGTACAAGGATTTCGACGGCGAAACCCGCGATTCCACCTGGTACTTCGACATCTCGCAGCCCGAGCTCGTGGAGCTGGAAGTCGAGTTCGACGCCGGCTTCGAGGGCATGATCCAGAAGATCATCGACACCAAGGACCGCAAGGGGCTCGTCAAGATCTTCAAGCGCATCGTCCTCATGGGCGTGGGTGACCAGGTCATGGACAACGGCATCCTTCGCTTCCAGAAGAGCGATGAGATCCGTCAGCGCTTCGCGGAGACCATGGCGTACAACGTGCTCTTCATGGAGCTGGCCACTGACGACGAGAAGGCTGCGGAGTTCATGAAGAACGTGCTTCCGGAGCTTCCCGCTGAGGCTTCCTCGGATCCCGACAAGCCGTCGGCCTGAGACAACCAACCAAACTGAGGAGAAAACATGGCAGAAAAGACCGATTACTCGGGCAACAGCCAACAGGCAAAGGCCGCGCCAGCTGAAAAGCCTGCGGTCGAGAAGGTGGTGTCTGGAGCCGTCAAGGTCAAGAAGAAGCCTTTCGGACAGAAGTTCCGTGAGACCTTCTTGGCGACCGACGCAAAGACGGCAGCGTCCTACGTCATCAACGAGGTGCTGTTCCCGTCCGCCCGTGACGTTCTCTACGACGCCATCAACAAGGGCATCGGTCGTCTCATGTATGGCGAGCGTGGACGAGTTCCTGGCATTGGTGGCGGTACGTTCGGTGGCGTCAAGACTCCGTACGCAACCCCCGTCAACCGCATGTTCGGAATGGGCGGCGTCCAAACCTCCACCGTGGGACAGCGGATGTTCCAGGCGCCCGGTCTTCAGCCGGCTTCGCCTGACGACTTCGTCTTGCCAACACGTGAAGACGCCGAGGTCATCATCGAAGCGGTCAACGACCGTCTTCAGTCGTACGGGACGGTCTCCGTCTACGAACTGAAGAAGATGCTTGGTCTCGCAACCAATCACGCCGAGAACAAGTGGGGTTGGGACAACCTCCGAGGCGCCAAGATCGATCCATCACCGCATGGTTGGATCATGGTGCTTCCGCAGCCGATCGTCTTGCAGTAATCCGAGAGGAGTGACATGGCAAACGACATCGAACTGAAGAAGATGCGCATCATCGAGGCATATTCCGGGTCAGAGAAGTGGACGGGCCGTGTCAACAAGATGAGCGATGCTCAAGTACTCGCCGTATACGCACGTCTCGTGCGAGAAGGAAGGATCAAGTGAAGAAGATCTTGCCTGCTGGGGTTTCCCGGCAGCTCTCAAAGACCATCCTGAAGACCAAGCGGAACTCTCCGCACATCCTCTTCGGTGCAGGTCTTGGTGGCGCAGCAGTCGCTACCGTCATGGCATGCAAGGCCACGCTCCAAGCAGAACCGATGCTCGATCAGATCAAGAACGAGGTCGAGGCAACCAAGGAACGCGGTCCGTACGCCAGCCAGAAGGAAGAAACTCGAGCAGTTGCTCTCGTGTATGCGAAGGGTGCTGGTCACATCGTTCACGTCTACGCGCCTGCCATCATCATCGGCGGTCTGTCCGTCGCTGCTCTCACAGGCTCTCATGTCCAGTTGACACGTCGCAACACCGCTCTCAAGGGCACGTTGGCGGCAACGATGCTGGCCTTCAGCGAGTACAGAGGCCGAGTCCGTGAGGTCTTGGGTGAAGAGAAGGAAAAGGACCTGTTCAATGGTCTTGAAAGCCAGACCATCAAGCACCCAGACGGCACAAAGGAGCTCGTGAAGATCCGGACCCGTCCAGGCCTGTCGCTCTATGCCAAGCAGTTCGACAGGACCAACCCGAAGTGGCAGAAGAACTCGGAGATGAACCGAGCCTTCATCCAGATCCAGCAGGACATCGCCAACCACGATCTCAATGCTCGTGGATACGTGTTCCTGAACGACGTCTACGAGGCCCTCGGCTTCGAACGGACGAAGGCTGGGCAGCACGTCGGGTGGGTTCGGAACGGGGACGGCGATGGCTACATCGACTTCGGACTCCAAGAGATCCACAACGCCGGTCTGGTTGACGGCACCAACAAGGAGGCCTGGCTCGACTTCAACGTCGACGGGGTCATCGAGAATCTGCTGGAGGAATTCTGATGAAGAAGCAGTTGCTGAACGCGTTCGCGCATCCGGCGGCTCTTCCTGCGATGACGGCTCTCTATGGGGTAGCGGCGGGCTACCTTGTGGGGACTCGCAGAGCAGCGAAGAATCCGTTGGTCGAAGGTGGCGACGTCACTGTCGAAGAGGCTCTTGCCAACCCAGACCAGTTCACCCTTCGGTTTCCCGACATGGAGGCTGAAGAGTCTCTGTCGTTCGACAACCCTCCTGCCAAGAAGGAGTTGCTGGAGCCAGCAGAGGAAGTGAGCCCGGAAGACCGGTCCAAGATCATGAAGCACCTCGGTCGTATCACTGAGGTGAAGGAAGAAGGAGATGAGACCGTCGTGACGATGGAACTCGATGAAGAAGGCGCTCGGTTGAAGGCGGAAGCTGACGCCGAACTCGAAGCAAGGACTGCAATGTCCATCTACGCCGCTGCGGAACCAGAAGCAGAGACGGAGATCGAGAACATCTTCACGACCCCAGCAGGCGAGTGGAATTACGACGAAGAGGTCAGGAAGCGCGGAGATCGTGATCCTTACGTCATCCATGCGGACGAGTACCACTCGGAAGAGTCGAAGTTCCGTCAAGCAACGCTGACCTACTACGCCGGCGACGATGTCATGACCGACGAAGACGATCAGCCGGTCTTCAACTTCGAAGAGATCATCGGCCCGCTCATGTGGGGTCATGGTTCCAACAACGGAGACCTGTTCTACGCCCGCAACCCACGCCTCGAGGCTGAGTACGAGATCGCCAGATCGTACGAGTCCTACGCCCATGCCATCCTGGGTATCGAAGCAGAGGCCAAGGCGTCGGCTGAGGAAGTTCGACACTCGCGTCGGCTCCCCCGGCTCAGTCAAGACGACTGACCATGCACGACCCAGTTGAAGAGCTATATTTCAACTGGCTGTGCGCTAAGGTGATTGAGGATCAAGAGCGCCCGAACTACTGGGACTTACTTTCGATTCTCCATCGCTACGAGTTCGTACCCACGGTGCAAGGTGACCACAACCGAGCATCGAGCGGCTTGGAAGTGCGCCAGGAGTTCATACGTGTAACTCAGTACGGTCGAGGACCGGATTGGGATCACGTGGGTTGTTCGGTGTTCGAGATGCTTATGGCTCTCGCGAACGACGCTTCATGGTTAACTTCCGAGCCGTTGCGGGTATGGTTCTGGAGGTTCATACAAAACCTTCAACTCGAGGATTACAGGCGAGTAGACCCTGACGATATTCCGGACATCGAAGAAAAGCTTTACGCATTCGTGTGGAGGCAATACGATGTGAACGGTTTCGGCGGGCTCTTCCCGCTGCGCATGACCGAGCACGATCAGAGGATGGTTGAAATCTGGTATCAGCTAGCAGAATACGTGGACGAGAACAGGTTGATCTAGCGAAAGGAGAGCCGTGGATTTCTATAGAATTGCAATCATCGAAGACAAGAAAGACGGCTCTCTCCGACTTCGTCCCGACTGGATAGTTGGTCCGACGACCGACTTGATGACTCGTGGAGGATCGTTCTACGCGATCTGGGACGAGGAGCGCCAACTGTGGTCTACGAACGTCTACGACGTTGTGAGACTCGTAGATGAAGACCTCATGCGGCGAAAGCAGGAGTTGGAAGCGAAGCATGGCGTGCCCTACAAGGTAGCGACCATGTCATCGCACAGCACCAAGGTGTGGAGCGAGTTCGTGAACTACATCCGTATCAGCGGAAACAGCTTCCACGCATTGGATGAACACCTGGTCTTTGCCAACAGCGATGTTAAGAAGACCGATTACGCCTCGAAGCGGCTGCCATATTCTCTTGCCGATGGGAATCATGCTGCTTGGGATACCATCGTAGGTACTCTCTACAACGAGGAAGAACGAGCAAAGATTGAGTGGGCTATTGGCGCAATCGTGTCGGGCGATTCGAAGTCCCTCCAGAAGTTCCTGGTGTTCTACGGACCTCCAGGTAGTGGAAAGTCAACGATCCTTAACATCATCGAACAACTCTTTCAGGGTTATTCGACGGTGTTCGACGCCCGAGAACTCGCTGGAAACAACAACAGCTTCGCTGCCAGCGCATTCAAGGATAATCCTCTTGTCGGTATTCAGCACGACGGGGATCTGTCGAAGATCTACGACAACACCAAGCTGAACTCGATCGTGGCCCACGAGGTCATTCCCATGAATGAGAAGTACAAGTCAGCCTACGGGATGCTGATTAACACCTTCTTGCTCATGGGCACAAACTTGCCGGTGAAGATCACAGATGCGAAGTCGGGAATCCTCCGGCGGCTCATCGACGTGGTCCCTACCGGTCTCACGATTGAGCACGACCTGTACCATTCACTCATGGACCAGGTCAAGTTCGAACTTGGAGCGATTGCGAAGCATTGTCTGGATAGGTACCAAGCTATGGGTAAGAACTACTACAGCTCGTACCGACCGACACAGATGATGTTGCAAACGGACGTGTTCTACAACTTCGTAGAGGCATGTAACGACATATTCTCAAAGTACGATGGGGTCTCCCTGTTGAAGGCTTGGGGTTTGTACAAGGAGTACTGCACGGCCACGAACGTGGATAAGCAGATGCTTCCTCAGTACAAGTTCCGTGAGGAGCTGCGTAACTACTTCTATGAGTTCCACGACCGCACAACTGTCGATGGGGTTTCAGTACGAAAGTACTTCCAGGGGTACAAGGGTCTGGAACCCGTTCCTCCATCTACGGAGACGCCCATCAAGCCAGAGGGTGTCTACGAGATCATTCTGGGGGCCGGATCGTCCATATTTGACGAGGTATTCGCCACAGCGCCTGCTCAAACCGCAAACGAGTATGGCGTTCCTCCGAAGCCGTGGGCGACGGCAAGTACGACGCTCTCAGACATCGACACCAACCAATTGCACTACGTCAAGGTTCCACAGAACCTGGTCGTGATCGATTTCGATCTCCGAAACGCCGAAGGCGAAAAGGACCTCGGACTCAACCTCGAAGAGGCTTCTAAGTGGCCACCTACATACACCGAAACGAGTAAGAGTGGTAGAGGGGTGCACCTCCATTACACATATTCTGGCGACACGTCAGAGTTGAAGAAGGAATTCGCACCAGGAATCGATATCCTCGTTTCGCGCGGGGATGCTTCACTTCGGAGGAAGTTGAGCACACACAACAACGTGCAAATCATGCCCCTTCCCGAGGGCAGTCTACCGAAGAAGGAGAAGTCTTTGATCGGACCAAAGAGCATCCAATCAGAACGGGGACTCCGCGAGATGATCGAGAGGAACCTTCGGAAAGAGTTCCATCCCCATACCAAGCCGTCTGTCGATTTCATCAAGAAGGTTCTCGACGACGCTTACAACGAGGGACTCGCTTACAACGTGGAGGACATGAAACCCGTCCTCTTGACCTTTGCTCTTACGAGCACGAACCAGTCTGCTGAATCGGTGAAGATCGTTCAGTCGATGAAGTTCGTTGGACAGAAAGATCTCGAATCGATTCCTGACTCAGGGCGAGACGAGGCATCACAAGAACCGATCGTCTTCTACGACATCGAGGTATATCCGAACCTGTTCGTGGTGTGCTGGAAGGCACTCGACATCGACGGTGTGGCGAGATTGATCAATCCATCTAGCTCGGAGCTTGAATCGCTCCTGCAGAAGAGGTTGGTCGGCTTCAACAATCGTCGGTATGACAACCACATTCTGCTCGCGGCATATCTTGGCGAAAGCAACGCCGAGCTCTATGCGCGTAGTCAGAAGATCGTTTCTGGTGGGAACGAGAACAGGGGCGCGTTCCTTGCACAGGCTTACAACTTGTCCTATGCCGACATCTTCGACTTCAGTTCCGTCAAGAAGAGCTTGAAGTGGTTTGAGATCGAGCTGGGAATTCACCACTCGGAGCTGGACCTCCCCTGGGATCAGCCTGTTCCGCAGGAGTTGTGGAAGCGTGTTGAGGAATACTGCGTCAACGACGTGATGGCCACCGAGGCCGTGTTCAAGGATCGTGCTCAGGACTTCGTGGCGAGGCAAATCCTTGCTGAGTTGTCCGGGCTCACCGTGAATCACACGACGCAGAACCACACCGCCAAGATCCTGTTCGGAGATGATCCGAATCCATCGAATGCCTTCGTCTACACGGAGCTTGCGGACATGTTCCCTGGCTACGAGTACGACCAAGGGGTGAGTACATATCGTGGCGAGAACCCGAGCGAAGGCGGCTACGTCTACGCCGAGCCTGGTATGTACGAGAACGTCGCCGTGTTGGATGTGGCAAGTATGCATCCGACCAGCATTGTTGAGTTGAATCTGTTCGGACCGTACACCCCACGGTTCAAGGATCTGCTCGACGCACGCTTGGCCATCAAGGCTCGTGATTACGAGACGGCCAAGACGATGCTGGATGGGAAGCTCGCACCCTTCCTCACGGGTAATGACGATGAGGCGAAGGAGCTCTCGTACGCTCTGAAGATCGTGATTAACATCGTCTACGGTCTGACGAGTGCGAAGTTTGACAACGCCTTCCGGGACCTCAGGAACAAGGACAACATCGTTGCAAAGCGTGGTGCCTTGTTCATGATCGACCTGAAGAACCACATGCAAAGCTTGGGCTACCAGGTCGTCCATATCAAGACGGACTCGATCAAGATTCCTCTCGTTGAGGGGATGGCGGACCCGATCCCGATCGTCTTCGAGTTCGGACGGCACTACGGCTACGACTTCGAGCATGAGTCGACCTACGACCGGTTCTGCCTCACGAACGACGCGGTCTATATCGCGCACGATCCTGATAAGCAGAAGTGGGAAGCGGTTGGTGCACAGTTCCAGCACCCGTACGTCTTCAAGACCCTGTTCTCGGGTGAAGAGGTCGTATTCGATGACTACTGCGAGAGAAAGAGCGTTGTCCAGAGCGGCATGTACCTCGACTTCGAGGGGAACGGCAAGCCCGAAGAGATGATCCATATCGGTCGAACTGGTTCGTTCATGCCAGTGGCTACCGGTGGTGCAGATGTCTGGCGTATCGCGCCGGATGGAAAGATGTCTACCGTCTCAGGTACCAAGGGGTTCAAGTGGATTACCCGAGACATGGCACAGTTCAGAAACAAGGAGCAGGATCTCATTGTCGACATGACATATTTCCAGAAGCTCCTGGATAGCGCACAGGCAGCGATCGTTAAGCAGGCGGAAGCCAGCGGTCGTACTTACGAGTGGTTCGTTTCATGAAAGAACTCGCTTGGGAAGAAGCGCCAATCAACTACAACGGCGTCCATGCCGGCATGATGTACCGACAGACCAATCGAATCCGTGCCGATATTTGGGCGTTTGAACAAAGAATGCGCATTCGTCTTGAACTCTTGGGGTTCGTCGAAGACGATGCGGAGCCGAACACATACTGGCTACAACTGAAGGAGCCAACCAATGACTGAAGCAGGTCTCGAAACCTTCGAAGATCATCCGATCGTCTACTCCAACTTCGAGGGTAGGGCAACGGATTTCAACCCGGCAGGCACGCGTACCTTCTGTCTCGTGCTGACCCCAGAAGAGGCAGCAGACATGGCGACCCGCAAGTGGAACGTCAAGTTCAAGGAGCCCAGCGACCACGAAGGGTCGGAGGGGTTCCATTTCCTCCAGGTGAAGTGCGGGTTCCAGGGCTACAAGCCACCCGTCATCGTGATGATCACCTCCAAGGGTCACACGATCCTCACCGAGGACATGGTCGCGATCCTCGATTCGGTCGACATCAAGCAGTTCGACTGCGTGCTTCGACCGTACGACCACAACAGCGGTATGGGCACCGGGCGTGCTGCATATCTGAAGACGGCCTACGTCACCATCGATGAGGACCCCCTCATGATGAAGTACGGCTTCACCGCAGGCGTCGCCAAGGCTGATGCGCCCGCCAATGAGGAGCCCTTCTGATGGGGTTCTACACGAAGAAGCCCGTGAAGATCGAGGCTCGACGTCTCGTCGGCATGGGACCGGATCAGGTTCTCGAAGTGGGCACGCAACTCGCCAACTGGTGCGAGGGCGTGTTCCACTTCAAGGAGGATCTCGAACAAGGTACGTCATATCTCGAAATCACGACTCTGGAAGGGGTCATGACTGCGAGCTTTGGCGATTACATCATCAAGGGTGTCCAGGGCGAGTTCTACCCCTGCAAGCCGGACATCTTCGAGCAGACCTACGAAAAGAGTGAGGACTAATGATCCGCGTCCCGAAACCGTTAGGCGGACTCGATCTGAAGCGAGAGATAGTTACCCAGGTTATCCTGTGGTCGCTCTTTGCCAAAGACGATCCGGTTGCAAAAGAACGCGGCTTCGTTGACGTGGATCAAGAGCAACTCGAGATAGCCCAAGGAATGGCTGACGATATTCTGTCGGCCCTTAGCGAATTCAGTGAGGACTGATGACCGAACAAACTGAAGTATCGGAAGCCGAGACACCGTCTCCAATCCTGAATGAAATCCGAGAGCGTGGACGTAAGCGCCTTGCTGTAGCTACCAATGCTGCCGCGTGGGCGATCTACGGCAACGACGACGAGGCAGAGATCACCATCGATCCCAAGGACGTGGCGATGTCAGAGATCGTCGCCATTCGCGTTCTGACTCAGCTGAAGGAAGCTGGGCTGCTCGACAATGAACCGCTGCTCGGGTTGGCAACGACGCGTGAACTGCTGGAAGAACTCAAGAGCAGAGGTGAAGTAGGTCTCGAAGGGACTGGCCCAACCTGTGAAGAAGAGCGAAAGCTCGGTGCGATCGGTGAAGTCATGCTTCGTGAGATCCCCGAAGAGGTACTGAATTACGCAACGGCAAAGAAGCGGCCGGTTGCGGGAGAATCCAACAACGATGACGATGGCAGCGATGCCAAGAAGGAGAACACCGAATGAAGCTCGAAGAGTTCGAAACCGACACCTACGTCCGCCGTCCGTTCCAGGTCCAGGCGTTCGAGATCACCCAGGACAACATCGCCGAGCTTGCTCCTCACGTGGGGGAGCTGTGCGATGACAAGGGCACCCCGTTCATCAAGTCGGACAAGAAGAAGGTGGGCAACAACTTCAAGGTGTGGCCTGGCTTCTTCGCGACCGTCCTGAAGGGGCACGTTCGCTGCTACTCCCGCAAGACGTTCTTCGAGCAGTTCGGTGAGCTGAACGACAAGACCGCACCCGTGGTCGAGTTCCTTCACGGTCGTCTGACCTACGAGGAGCTTGGTCTCGCGGTCGCTCCCGTCATCGACTCCGAGCCACTGGTCCCCGAACCGGTGGTCGAACGTCTCGACGAGGAGGCAACCATCGCAGAGACCGGAAGCTTCGCCGCATCTGAGGTGACCACAGAGGCCCCTGAGGAGCCCGTAGCCGCGGTCGAGGCCGATGAGGGCCCCACGTGCGAGCATGGCACGCCCCTCGCTCAGGAGTGCATCTACAAGAAGTGCGAGGGCGGGGACGACATTCCGGAGCCTTCCGAAGAGCCCTCTGCTCTCGAGAAGTACCGCTCAGGACTCGATTCCGTCATCAAGTCGTAGATCTCGTGGGCCCTGGTATTCAGTTCGGCTGGCCAGGGCTCGCAAGATTTACAAGCCCTTTAATGAGAAGGAGATAGCAATATCTTGACCCCAATATTAGTTAGCTTCCCACTAACTTTGCTTGGTACTTCTCATTTCCATTTTCAACCCAGGAGAAGAAAACATGTCCACCACCCCTCGTCGCTACACCAAGTTCACGTGCAAGATCGGCACTTTCTATTTCTTCAACTTCGTCAACGAAGACGTCGTCGAAGGTAAGGGGAAGTCGGCGGTCATGCGCCACGTCCTTCGGGACCAGCCCCTCTCGCACATGCGGCTCGTTCGCGATGCCGTGATGGCGAAGATCCTCGACCCCAAGGCGGATCGGGCCCGTCCCCTCAAGACGACCGAGCAGATCTACAAGTACGTCGGCGAGCACGTCAACGGTCCGGCCGCGAACACGCGCTTCCTGTTCATCCCCGCCCCCGGCGTGTGGATCAAGCAGGGCAAGGCGCAGCAGATGGGCCGGCAGCACCGCAACGTGAAGCGGGTGGCCTGATGTGCGACGTCCGCATCGAGTGGATCGATGAGACTGGAAAGACCCATGGTGGTCTTTACGGTTTGCTCACGGACCAAGCGGTTCACGACAATGCGCAGTCCACCGTCTCTGAGCCGCATTTCTGGTTCCGGGCCAAGGATGGGCGCATCTTCGGGCTCCCCAGCAAGGACGTGACATCGATCCTGGCGGTACGCGGTGGCTAGGCCGTCTTCGGACATCAAGCCCGGCCCACCCGAGTGGTCGAGAGGTTGCGTGACGTTCCCCCTTACCGTCGGGGAACACACGACAGTCCAAGCAGGGCTGATCACCTTTCCGAAGGAGATCCTGCCATTTTTGGAGGAAGGTCACACATTCACCATTGAGGGAACCTTGGATGGTCCCCACAAAGGTCGGCGTGTGACTGCCATCAACCTCACGATCGACGTCTTCAACGAGGAAGACGAAGACCCAACACCAAACCCAGACACCAAGGAGTAATACATGCAGATCACCCCGAATGACCCCGGTGCCGACTCCGTTGAGGAGACCAGCACCACCAACGCACTTCCCGAGGGCCAGGAGCAGGTCGTTCTCGTCCTCGACCTCCGGCGCGCTCTTCCGGAAAGCGGTGAGAACAACTCGATCCCCGACCTGGGGCTCTTCCTCGCCGACTACGACCCGGAGCAGGCACAGGCGCTGAGCTTCCTTCTGGACAGCGTGGTTGAGGTTCTGGGATTCGACCCGACCCTGAGTCGGGTGTCCCTCTCGGACGACGGCAACGCCATCACCCTCAGCGACCTCGAGAGCGTCGTCGCCGGTCTCAGCCCCTCTTCCGAGCCGGTCGAGATCCAGACGGAGCAGGCCATCGACACCGGCGTCACGGTCGCTGTGGACTCGGAAGGTGTGGCCGAGGTGCTCGAGTCAACGGACCCCACCCCCGAGGAGGGCGATTCCGAGCCCATCCCCGAGGTCGTCGAGGACGTCCCCCACGACCAGGAGCCTGAGGATGCTGGTGAGATCACGATCGACGAGCTCGTCGAGAACGGCACCATCGCACCCCCGCTCGACACGCCGGAGGATTCGCCCGTGGGTGACTCCGTGGCTGCGGACCCCGGACCGGTGGACCCTCCGACCGAGGGCTAGGAAGTGAGGAGTTGGTCTCTATCCTTAAATGGAGACCGCCCCAGGGGGTGACCGGTTTCGACATGGTGGAACGAGTACGTACGCACTGCATGACCAGTTAGGAAGTGGCAGACTGGTTGGCTTCGGCCTAAACAACAGCTACTTCAACCATTAAACGCCAACGATCACGTTGCCGTTGCGAATGATGCAGCCTTCGAGGCTGCTGTCGAGGATCTGGTTGTGGCTGACGCCATGGCTAACTTCGACGCTGAGGCTGAGGCGTTCTTCGCCGATGCTTCGGTCGCCGTCTGACCTAGTCAGACTGCTCGCATGACCTGCCAGCGGGTTTGAAACAGCAACACTGGCTAAAACATTGACTCTCAGGAAAGACTGAGTGGTGGAGCGTCAAACCCTACCCGGTTTGGCCCCGAGTGCTGGCTCATCAAACCAGCTACCATGTAGATGTGTGTACAGAAAGCCATCGTGGACGGGGGTTCGATTCCCCCCACCTCCACTGGACCCCTAGTGTATAGCCTTTAAGCACGCCTGCGACCGCTCCCTGTGAAGTCGTGGAAGAGGGGATTAGGTGTCCCTACGGGTCCTCAAATGTAATACCAACACAACCCAACAACAGGAGAAACAAGAATGTACCTGAACCTCCAGTTCCCCAACAAGTTCACCGCTGGTCACTACCGGATCTTCCGGACCATGATCCGCGAAGGGCACGTCGGTGAAGTCGGCCAGACGGAGACCTCGGCTCACTTCAAGGCGCTGACGACCAAGGGCCAGATCTTCTTCGGATGGCTCGCCCTCACCCAGAGCCCCGCCGTGACGGTGGCGTGATGATCGACCAGACGTCCAAGTGGTTCGACGAGAGCTGCCCAAGTTGGTCGGCTAGCCCCGACATGAACGAGGTGTTCCTTCGCACCGTCCAAAACCACATGAACCATCACCTTCGAGCCAAAGGGCATATCCTCTTGAACGACGTCTACCAGGCGCTCGGATTCGAGGCCACGGCTCCTGGTTCAGTGCTCGGCTGGTCCCAGCAGGTGAACAACGACACGTTCGTCGAGTTCGACTTCATCAGCATGGCCGAAGGACGAATTGCTCTCGACTTCAACGTCGACGGCGTCGTCTTCCACGAGATCGGACGGAAGCCATGAACATCTACGAGCTGCACCTCATGATCCACCCCCGCAATCACCTCGACTACCATGACGGCTTCGTCGTGGTGGCCAAGAGCGCACGTGATGCCCGCAAGATGGCGTCACGATGGGGTGGAGAAGAAGACAGCACTCGGGCCCTCAACCCCGAGTTCTTGGACCGAACCCAGACGACTTGCCTCAAGCTTGGCGTGCCCACGGGCAAGGTCCCACCCGGCGTTGTTCTCGCATCGTTCAACGCTGGCTGATCGCTGGTGTGGGCTCCGGCTGAGACCTGCACCCTCCTACCCGGCTGGCATACCTGGGGCGAACGTATGCCGCTCATATTCCAACAAAGGAGAAACGAATGAAGAGAATCAATCTCAACGTGGTGCCTTGGCGAGAAGTCGCCTTGGGTTCGGTGGCCATGCAGGCCGTGAGCACCACGGTTGCTGTGATCAAGCTCCGGCAGGCCAACAAGGTCGCCGAGAAGAACGCGCACCTCGTCGCAGAGGTGCTCACGGTCACGCAGAACTGCGCGGAAGCGTGTTCTGACATCGTTGACGATCCCGATCTCGTGCCAGAAGAGGTCGTCCGCCGGATCGGCAGCGAGTTCAACTTCATGATGCAAGCCGTTGGTGAGCGTCTGGAGACCGCCAGAGAACTGAACGGAGACATCGATGTCGATGCGTAATTCCACTGCGGCTCGAGCCGCGCTCAAGGTCACCCGATACGTTGGCTACGTCCTCACTGCCGCGGTCGCTCTGTCGATCGTTTCCGGAGGCTCGACGCAGATCGAGATCAAGCCGTTGAAGCACATCTTCAAGAAGTAATTCACCCAACAACAGGAGAAGAACATGGAAAATCCCTTCAAGCACATGCTCGGCAAGACGATCACCAAGGACACCAACCCGGACCTCGATCTTCGTCCTGCTTACCGTGAGCCCAACCGGGCCGAGCGGCGAGCCGAGAACCGCCGGCAGAAGAAGTTCTGGCAGTGGCGCACCCGTCACAAGGCGGACGGAACGGTCATGCGCGACCGCTGGGAGTGGAAGCCCACACAGTCCCCGCCGGCCAAGCGCAAGGAGCGCAACCGTCGTCGCGGCAAGATCGCGCACAAGAGCCGGGTGGCGAACCGATGAAGACCGTCCTTCTTGGCGTCATCATCGGCTGTGTCATCTGGCAGGTGGTCTGGAAGCTGATCATCCTCCGTGTGTATGGCCAGCGCATCATCGACTGGACCGACCGGGTTCGGAAGGACCTCGAGAAGACCAGGATCCAGAGAGGCCTCAAGCAGGGACAAGGATCCCTTGAGATCGCTCAGGACTGCAACTACCACAACCAAGACGACATCCTCGCCATCAAGACGGAGATGTGGAACAACGGATGGGAGAACTACTGATGGCAACAACCCAAACCAAGGAAGTCGGCTGCTTCGGATGCGTGTTCTGGATTGCGATCTTCGTGATCTTCTGCATCCTCATGTTCGCAGCGGTTGACGCCGTGTGGGACTGGGCTTTCTAAGCCCCAACAACAGGAGAAGAAAACATGGCCCGATGGACCACTAGCACCCCGTGCGATCTCGCTCTCGATGGCGAGGATCATCCACCCCACGACTACACCCATGCCGACCAGGTCTTCTGGTGTGACGGCGAGGGCATCGAGAACACCCCAATCGATCAAGCCGCCATCAGCTGGTTGGACGAGGTCGACTGGAGCAAGGTGAACTGGGACCAGGTCGTTGCCGCGGAAGATCGCCGACGAATGGCCGAAGCCCTGGCACCCGAGGAAGAGCTCAGTCTCTACGAGCAGATGACGAGCTGGGTCGATGAAGCCCCGGCGGTGATCTTCTACTCAGTGTTGGCAATCGGACTCGCGTTCGGCTTCTTCTTGTTGGGAATCACGTACCTCCTCTACCGGAACTTCGGATGAGGCGGCTACGCAGGTTCTTCAACTACATCGGGATGGTCATATTCGGATGGTAGCCGTCGTGGATTACGGTGATCATCGGGTGCTCGAGGACGACGAGAAGATTCGTACTTCCGTCATATTCGAGTTCCAGGAATGTGGTCACTACCAAGAAGAGGAAGACGTCTCCATCCGAAGCTCTTCGCTACGACTCGATACTCCCGTGGAGTTGGTCTGTCGTCAGTGCGAGGGCCTTCGGTGGGTCACAGGAAGAACAATCAAGATGGACGGAAAGGCTTTCGCCATATGAATCAAGACAAGCGTTTCAAGTGGGTGATCTTCCTGGTGTTTGCCACGGGGTTCACCCTTGGGCAGGACTACCACACGGGCTTCTGGCTCGTGGTTCGGTTCCTGTTCCAAGTCGCGACGGTGTTCTTCGTGCTTACCGCGTTGGTCGCACCCGTCGTCAGCGACTATATCCGCAACCAGGAGGAGCAATGGAAGGCTGTCCAGTTCCGACAGAAGATGAGGCGACGCAGCTCAGGGATGGCTCGTACCGTTGCAACCGTTGCCGAGGCGACTGGTACGCATGTGACTGCCCCCCGAACGACTCCTCGCTCTCCATCCTCGGGTGAACTGCGAGCGGTCGATCACAAACGACCGGATGCCGGCCTCGACGGGTAAGCGAGTCTGGATGCGCAAGACCTGGTACGGCTGGCACTGGTCGGTCGATGGAAACTACGCATCCGGATTCTGCTTTACCTTTCATCAAATGGTGACCGTAATCCGACGGTTCACCTACCCAAGAAACCAGGAGGAAAAATGCCCCCAGAAGCACCCGCTCCGGCGATCACGCAACTGACCGTGACGCTCCTCAAGAAGCACCCCGACGAGAACACCGAGTTCGTGATCTGCAACTCCAACAGCACCCGCTGGGGGAGCGCGCAGAAGTTCACGTTCGCGGCCCCGGCAGGAACCCACAAGATCGGACAGCACGTTCAGGTGTCGTTCGAGATCGAACACAACAAGGAGAACCAGGAATGAACGCCAAGCAGTGGTACATGCAGCTCCTCGCCTGGGGTTGGGATCGACAGCGGGCCCAGGAGTCCGTACGTCACTGGTTCAACCATGATGACGCGACCGCCGCGTTCAAGACCGTGCGGTAGCTCGCAAGATCTACAACCCTCATAATGAGAGATACTGTAGTACCTTATCAGCCTAGCTGATGAGGACGCCATACTACAGTTCTCTTAACGTCTCACACACAACAAGGAGAAAACCCAATGGGTAAGGAAAAGGACAAGCAGACGAAGACGGCTCCGCCGCGTGAGAGCGACGCAACCCGTTTCAACCGCTTCCTCGGACAGACGGGCCTCGGCTCGACCATCCCCGGCAGCGCTGCGGCTCGTCGTCGCACGCCGGCTGGTGCGAAGAAGGGTGGTCGCAAGTGAAGGGCAACGCGAAGCGGAACGGTGAAGCCCGTACGCGACAGCTCAACCCCCACAGCGTCCCCGGCGGCACCGGAGCAGGGCGCATCATCGTGACTGGCGACGGCAGCCCCGAGGACGACGCACGCAAGGCCCAGGCGGCCAAGCACAAGCAGCGTCCGATGACGAAGGCCCAGTCCCGGCTCGCACGCCGCGTCAAGCAGTTCGAGCTGTACGCCACCGGCGCTGTCGCTGACAAGCGCAAGAACGAGGGCTCGTACACCGAGGTCTACCGCCCCGGCTCGCTCAGCAAGTAGTTCGGTAGATGGTGAAGGAGGTCGCGCCCCTACGTGGACCCTGATCCGAATCGCCGAGTAGCAGATGGTGGACGATGCGTCTGAAGCCGTCTGTGCTCAAGTCCTGGACGTCCCTAAACCGCAAGGAAGGGAGGTTCTCTAGATCGTCGCGTGAACATGGATCAGATCAGCTGTCGAAGCTGGATCCGGCCCACGACGTCCGGGTGAGTTCTTTAACTGCAAGGCCTGAGTGCACCGTCGGCCGATGCGGGAATTATGAGTGCGATACAATCGGTAGACAGTCCGATGTACAGGGCATATTCGCACACGCCAGGCAAACCTGTGATCCTGGCTTCGATCGCATACTGGTTAGCTAGCCTGATAATCCATCACTAAGCCGGAATGACCCACCTGTACCTGCCGTTCATCGGAGGGGGCTATCAACGGGTTATGGAGAATCGAAGTGGTTAGAGGAAGCTAGTGGGTGGGCGAGCCCAGTCGACAGCTAGTTAGCCTTGCATATCCGAGTTGCCTGAGTGGACAAAAGGTGACGTCAACAAGAGGTCTGCCCTCGAGCGTTGATGGCTCTATGAGAGGACCCCGTGGTTTCGAATACCACACTCGGATAAGTTCTTAATGCCGTGCACGTACCCTCGCGGGATGCATCCGCTACGAGTGACATCGTGGTTTGCGAGGCGATACACAGACCGGAGTGTCGCCCGGTTAATGTCGGAATCCAAAGGCTTTTGTCTCCTACATAGGAGAGGACTGCGTGAGTAGAGACCCGGCCGTGCATGAATCTCCCGCTGCTTGGCATGACCTAGCGCGGAGAATGCCCCACCTGCAGAGCTTCCTCCTGGGCTCGCGGTGTCTCAGCGGATTGGTCCACCGTGGGCGTACGGACCAGATCGTAATAGCGGAAGGAGGTGATCCTGATGCTTAGGGGTTAAACGCCCCTCTCCCCGGTGGTTGTCCAGACGCCGGGGTAGACCGAAAACAACAAAGGAGAAACACATGGGATGGGATGCAACGCTCGAGTACCCGGGCCCTATCGATAGTGAGTTCAGCGCAACGGTCATCACGCAGGACTGCACCCACAACCTTGGAGGAATGCTCTTCGAAGCCATCAAGGCATCGGGTGATCAGGACTTCATCGACCTGATGGGTGAGGACAGCTGGTACCGAGTTCTCGATGGGCTCAACGCCAACCTCGGAGCAGCCTTCCTCGACGCCACCATCGTGCAGCTCGAGAAAGACCCCGAGAAGTACCGCGCCATGAACCCGAGTAATGGTTGGGACAACTACGACGAGCTGGTCCCGATCCTCAAGCGGATGCGGCAGGCTTCGCAGGAACACCCCAACGCAAGATGGCGGTCACACGGATGACCGCTGCAGAGCTCATCGAAATTCTGCAGAAGGTCCCACCCGACACCAGAGTGCAGGTCTACGACAGCCAAGGCATCGATCGAGACGTCGAAGGCTGGACTTCCGAGCTCAACGACCAAGGAAGCAGGATCGTTCTCAACCGAGAACAGTTCTACTCATAACAAAAAGGAGAAAGCATGTACCAATGCGCCAAGTGTGGATCTGACGATCCCGATCACGCGTGCCCAGTCCAAGACGTGAAGCCCGACCCCGACGAGGGTGAGAAGAGCGACGCTGGACTGCCCCAGGACTACCGAGCTCAGGAGCTTCGTCAGTACGACGAGACCGAAGCCCAGTGGAGGCTTCGACGCATCCTCGACATGACCGAAGAAGGTCTCAACGATGCGGACATCGGCGAAGCACTTGGGATCACCCAGCAGTCGGTGCGATCGATCCGGGCCAAGCATCGGTCCAAGGAGCTCGACGAGCCGCTTCAGTCCAGCCTCGCCATGTCGCTGACCAACCACGCCCCGGATGAAGCCAACCTCGAGCGCATCATGGAGATCCGTCACAAGGCCGACGAGCTCTGTGAGCTGATCGATCGCGTGACCCGAGACACCCCCGAGACCGCGCAAGCCAAGGTCCATCTCGAGGAGACCGTCATGTGGGCGGTCAAGTCGCTGGTTCTTCCGCGTCGCGAAGGTGAGGGTGGAAAGACCTTCTCGCGTGAACAGCGTGACGCGCTGGGCATCCGAGGAGAAGAGCGGTACTAGGACGCAGTGGAGCCCTCCGATTCGGGTCATCCCCCGGGGTGATAGCGAGGAGGTAGTCCGCTGACAGACGGCGGGGCCGGTTTAACAGGTGGTGTCCACACTTGTTATTCTGGCCCCGCTCGTTGTTCCTACACGTATTTTCCTTTTGTTCTCGCAGGATCTGCAGCGGTTGTAATGAGAACCAACCCCCAGGAGAAACCCATGCCTGATTACAAGACCATCCGAGATCAACTCGTGACCCTTCGTGACAAGTACAAGGCCGACTACGCGGACCTCGCCAAGATGTTCATCGACTACGATGACCGTTCCTTGGAGGAGATCTGCGGGTCGATCATGAACGACCTCACGCTGACGATCGCGAAGATCCAGGACCAGATCAACTACATCAGCGAATGCAAGATCCAGGACTAGTTCCGACGGAGCTCTGCCTACAAGGCACCTCTGTTTCTCGCAGGAATTACAGGCCTTGTAATGAGATACTAGGAGGTATCAATCATGCTGTTCATGATCATCCCCAACCTCAAGATGTTCCATACGGACCGTCGGCGATTCTTCGCCTACATCCTGCTGGACCTCTTCGCGGTTGCGGTGTTCATCCTCAAGATGCACCACACCTACAAGTAACCCAGACCCCAGTACTATGCCTCGTGCATGGTACATGGGTCATCCCCCGGGGTGATAGCGAGGAGGTAGTCCTCTGACAGACGGCGGGGCCGGTTTAGAGATTGCGAGTTGATCACTCGTAAGCCTCTATTCTGGCCCCGCTCGTTGTTCCTACACGTATTTTCCTTTTGTTCTCGCAGGAATTACAGCCCTAATAATGAGAACCCTACACCAGGAGAAACCCATGACCGCCATCAACAACGCCGTCCGTTTCATCGCCACCAACACCCTCAAGCTGCTCGCCGGCTTGTTCGGGCTCTGGATGGTGCTGACCGTGATCGGCCTCGTGATGATGCTCTTCGGAGCCGACCCCCAGTAGTCCCTCAACCAACCCAACCCCCGTGCCTCGCGCATGGGGCAAGGGTTATCGCTTTCGCATAATCTGCAAGGGTCATAATGAGAACATCCAACCACCAGGAGAAGAAATCATGATCGATCGAGATCGACGTGACCCAGCCCCGAGGCTGATGTCCAAGGCCGGCGTGCCCTACAAGGCACAATGGTCTTGTATTTTCTCGCACGATTTACAGCCCTTATTATGAGAACCAACAACAGGAGATTCAACCCATGATCCGCATCATGTACGTCCGCATCATCTCGTCGTTCGCCAGCGCTCTCGACTCATACGGCCTCAAGGCCCACGAGTTGGGGGAGCGGCTGAACAGCGACATCTACGACAAGCACAGCGAGACCCTGAAGAAGATCTACCCCGAGTGACCCTCGAGGCCAGCGTACCCCACAAGGTACAACGGTCTTCGCATATCCTACAGTGGTTGTAATGAGAACCAACCCCCAGGAGAAGAAGTCATGATGAAGATCGTCACCGCCCTGTACTACGCGTTCGGAACCTGCTTCGGCAGCGACCGGGCCCGCGAGTACTCGGTGGACAACGACCTCGTCCGACCGAACTACCACTGGTAGTTCCCGACGTCTACGCCCCCACACGGGGCTTAGACAACGCCTTTCCTTTTGTCGCATATCCTGCACGTCTCATAATGAGAACCCACAACAAGGAGAAACCCATGCTGATCATCCGCTTGATCGGTGAGATCATCCTCGCCCCCTACACCATCGTCACCCAGTACCTGTACATCAAGAACGAGGCCAAGTCCTTCGAGACCAACCCGTACAAGCTGTACCTGTACCCGGTGGCCCTGGCGCCGGTGGCGTTCCTGATCCGCCTGAAGCGAATCACGTTCGGCCAGTCCCTCTAGTCCGTTCCAAGGGAGCTCTGCCCACAAGGCATCTCTCTTTCGCATAGATTACACGCCTCATAATGAGAACCATCAACCAGGAGAAGAAACCATGCTCAAGCTCATCGGGCGATTCGTCGTCCTCGCCCTCATCATCGAAGGCCTGTTCTCGTTCCCCCGCAACCTGCGGCGGGCGCGACAGATCTGGCCCCAGGTGGTCGAGGCGCGGACCGGCGAGACGTCCCTGCTTCGCTACATGAAGAACAACTGGTAGTTCACCAGGGGAGCTCTGCTGCAAAGCATCTCTCTTTGTCGCATGAGGTACAACGCGTGTAATGAGAACCAACCACAGGAGACACCATGAACCGTCAATTCGAGATGGATTACGGCCGCGACCAGCTTCGGCGATACGCAGACAAGTTGAAGGACCTCAACCAGCGCCTCGGAAGCGTCGATGTCAACCCGCTCACCCGCGGAGAGATCCTCGATGCCCACCGAGACCTGGCGGAGTCCATCGCTGAGATGCGCCTCGTCGCCCAAGACCTGGCCACCTGGTCGAAGTCCGAACCTCGCAAGAAGAAGTTCTGGCAATTCTGGAAGTGATTCCAGACGGAGCTCTGCCTACAAGGCATCTCTGTTTCGCATTTCCTACAAGGGATGTAATGGAGACAACAACAAGGAGAACTCCATGCCCAAGAAGACGAAGACCCTCAACGCCATCGACCTGAAGCTCAACCAGTTCGTGCAGCTCGGCGGGAACGACTACCGCATCACCAACCTCGGCCTCAACGCCCGGGATCAGGTGATCGTGGTGGTCTGGCCCGTCGGCGCCAAGCACCTCTGCCGCAAGCACCAGGACCTGATGGAGCTGCGCCTCATCGTCCCCCAGGACACCCCGTTCACCGTGTTGAAGTAGCCCTTCAACGGGAGCTCTGCCCCACAAGGCATCTCTCTTTCGCATTCTCTACAATGCCTCTAATGAGAAGTTCAACCCAAGGAGAAACCCATGTTGAAGAAGATCCGACGCTGGTACAACAACCCAGACAACCGCGCCGACCTCTACCAGGGAACGACCTACGTCTTGATCTCAGGAACCAGCCTCGCGCTGTTCTTCCTGATGTTCGAGCGTGAGAAGTTCCACCAGGTGGAGGCCGCCGTGGAAGAGATGGGCCTCACCAGCACGATCGTCGACCACATGCGAGCCAACGGCCCGTACTGATCGAACGGAGCTCTGCCCCACAAGGCATCTCTGTTTCGCGGGTTATACACGGCTCTTAATGAGAACCCAATCAAGGAGAAGAAACAATGGCCCTTCGTCTGATCGAATCCCAGAAGTCCACTCTTTTCGAGCTGGGCGCCCACGACGACATTCTCGCACACCGGCCCAAGACCCTCAATGAGGAGCTCTTGATCCTCGCTGTGCGGAACAACATCGTCCCGGCGTTCGGCATCGTCAAGCTGACCACCACGTTCGACGCCGACCAGAAGGTCGTGTCCTTCACCTTCGAGAAGAAGTAATCGAAGGAGAGCTCTGCTGCAAAGCATCTCTCTTTCGCACGGTTTACATAGGGTATAATGACATTAACTGATTCTTAGGAGGAATCATGATCCAGAAGACCGCCCTCGCATTCTACCGAGCCATCGTGTTGTTCACGATCGGCGTGTTGACCGGCAGCACCCTCGCTGCCTGGTTCTACGCGACGTACATGAACGACCCGCTGGGCCTCAAGAAGACCGAGGACGACCAGACCGATCCACCCCACCTGACCCCCGTCAGCTAGTGCAATGGGAGCTCTGCCATACAAGGCATCTCTCTTTCGCATTCTCTACAAGGGGTGTAATGAGAATCAACCACAGGAGAAAACCCATGAAGAACCGCTTTTGCTCGTTCGTCACCCGCGCCTTCCTGATGTACCAGATCATCAAGACCGTCAGAACCCTGACGCGACTGATCAACCGGTACGCCGAGAAGCGCCTGGGTGTCCAGCGCAACTACGGACCCCCGCGGACCTACTACCGCCGTTGATCCACGACCTCTGGGTGCCCCACAAGGCATCTATGTCGTTCCGCAACCCCTACAACGGATGTAATGAGAACATCCAACCACCCAGGAGCAACATGCTGCACACGGCATTCGTCGTGGTCAGATTCATTGTGCTATTTCCGCTGTTCTTCATTGCCCAACGCTACATCAGTGCCGCCGTTGATCGGTGGTGCGATTTCTGTGAAGGGTTGTGGAGATTCGAAGAAGAGCTCAAGGAGTCGCACGACAACCCGTAAACAACATGAGCTCGCTGCACGGAGCAGTGAACTCGGGCCCAAGCCCCCGCAATACACGGGGTGTAAGCCTGTCGCAGCATTTACATGGGGTGTAATGAGAACCCAACCCCACATCAGGAGAAACCCATGCTCATCATCGCAATCATGCTCACGCTGGCCGTGATCGTCATCGCCACGTTCCTGGCTGCCGTCCTCGGCGTGAAGTCCATCTTCCGCGCCGTGGGCAACGCCCTCCGGGACGTGCTCGATGGCCTCGCGAACCTCGTGCGCTCGTTCCGACGAGCCTGACTATCCCGTCAGGTGAAGTTCCACCCTACACCCATGCCCCCACATGCGGTGTAGGCTTCTCGCAAGTTTTACAACGCGTGTAATGAGAACCCCACAACAGGAGAAACCCATGAAGAAGATCATCGCCATCGTCGCCATCGTCCTCGCCGCCCTCGGCGTGGCCGGAGTCGTCTACGCGAAGACCAACGACTGAGCCACCCCTGCTCGGTTCCCCCCACCCTATGCCCGTTACCCACACGGTGCATAGGCGTGTGTCGATCTCAAACCAACCCAAGGAGAAAGCAATGTTCAAGAAGACCCGACAGAGCATCAAGGAAGATCCCGAATCGTTCCGCGCATACGTCTTCGGCTACACCATCGGTGTGGGCGCAGGCTTCGCGGCGTGCAAGTTCCTGACGCATGAGGCCCTCAAGGGCGCTGCGATCAAGAGCGCTGACCTGCTCCTCCGCGAGGACGGCGCGTCGGTCATCATGATCCGCCTTGCCAACGGCACGGTCCGCACCCTGGTGAAGGAAGTCGCCAAGGTCTGATCGGCCAGGTCGAGAGTCCTACACGGACTTTTGACTTGTACCCCTATACCCTTAAGGAGAAACATGAAGCCATCATCCGAAGAAGTTGTCTACTTGGAGGATCTTCCCGAAGGAACAACGATCGCACCACACGCGTTCAAGCCCAAGAAGGGTGTTGTGCTCAAGATCGCAGGCGTGCCAGTGGGTACATGCGATATCGACGTGGATGACGCGGGCAATGTGACGTACGACGCGGAGTTCAAACGCGACAAGATGAGTCCAGAGCTCTACGACGTCATGTTCGGTCACGATGTTGACGGCACGTCTCTTCTCATCGGACACACCAACGTGTTCGACGAACCAGAACCAGACCACGGTCAAGGTAAGACCAAGGCCCCCTTCCGACTCCCAAGGAGTTGATATGAGTTTCACCGAAGAAGATCTCGAGTATTACGAACACGGTCCCGACTGCAAGGAAGCAGATCTCGAAGAGGTGCCTGGTCATCCTGATCTGGTGTGGTGCGACACCTGCCAGGGTTACTTCTACAAGGTCACCAAGAAGCCCCTTCCGATCATGAACAACCGGTTCGTGTAATGGCTTCCGTTGCTGAGTACATGAGAATGCCGATCTACTTCAGGTGGATGGGCTCCTTCGAAGAAGATCCCACACCAATCGTCATCACCGACATCCGGTACGACGCGTTGGGCCGAATGCTCGACATCATCGACGAAAACGGCGCTCACTATGACTGGGGAAAAGTCATCAGTTGGCGTCCAGCACCAGAGGAGAAAAGTAATGACTGACCTTTCGGATTGCGTGTCCGTTGGTTTCACCACCCACCCTGCCGACGACGGACCGAAGACGAATCTCGAGCTTACGTTCGAGCGTGCCGGTAAGGCCGATCCCACGAAGACGCAAGTGATGCTTCGGTTGAAGAGTCCCGCGTGGCGACCCGAGTGGTTGCAAGACCTTCAGGACAATCGCCGTAGCTGGAAGAACCGCACGCAACACATAGCCAGGCTGTACAGCATCAACTTGGTTCTCGATCCACCCAACCCTGAGTGTACGATCAAGGAGATCTCGCATGATCGATGACGACGAGTGGTCCTGGATCGGACGGAAGTGGGTTCAGTTCGTAAGCGGACCTGCTCAGATCATCGTCATCGTACAAGTCGTAGAAGACCACATGGGCGGTCCTTTGTGGTTCGTTGACGATCGCGGTCGGCGGTATTCGTGGCACAACATCATCTGGATGAGTAACTACAACCAATCAGGAGGCTCTAATGGGTAAGAAGCGCGAACACATGACCATCGAACAGATCAAAGAGTTCGTGGCGGAAGAAATTCCGTACGTAGTCGGCCAAGGCAACAAGTGCATCCAAGCTCGAGCTGCTCGAATGAAGGAGCTCATGCGACGACACGGGCACGACATCTCTTTGCACGTCGGCGTGATGCCTGTCAGCTTTGCTGGTGGAGCGAGCGGGGGTACGATCAGTGGGAGTGGTTCTTCTTCGGGAGGGTCTCGCGACGATGCTGACGGTTCTTTCCACGTAGGACACAAGCACTTCCGGGGGCAGCGAGTCGCATGAAGCGCTCTAAGCTCTACAACAATCTGATTCGTGCGCTTCGTCCAGCAATCGTTCGCGTTGAGCGGAAGATGAACAAGAACCGAAAGCAGGCCCAACGAGCAATCGGTCGGTACAAGACTACGTTGGACAACGAGTACGTTCTCCTTCGTGTCGAGCTGGAGGGCCTAGAAGCTCAGATCAAAGACGCGTATCGTATGCGCGATCGAGCGCGCAGTGGTGAGAACTACTGGACAGCTGCTGAAAAGAACCGCATGCCGGAAGGCTACCAACACCCCTAGGAGGGCACATGTTCAGACGCAAGTACTACGAGGTCTGGTACGACGTTACCGACTTCAGGAACGTTACGACCACCGACCGCTTCACTCAGTGGGAGCTCACCAAGAAGGTAGCCCTGGCTTTCGCTGCGGCTCGAGACAAGGAAGAAGAGTTCTCGAACATTCGCGTCGTGCGTGTTCGGAAGAGGATTCTCAAGCGCTACAAGTAGGAGAAACCATGCGCGACTTCGTATTCCCCAATGGGGAGTGGGTGACGTTAGAGGACCTCTCGTTCCATTACGACACCATCACCGACCAAGAAGCGCTTCTCCATGTTGTTGGCCAAATCGTGTTCGAGAATGGTCAGAGCGGACTTCCTAGTTGGTGGAAACACCGATACAGAAACGCGATCATTGATGTCGCGATAGACGATGCGTACGTACTTGATTGTGGGGTCAGACACGACCCGATACACGATCAATGGTACGCAGCAAAAGACGTGCCCGTAGGACGCGTCGGATTCGGATAGGAGAAAAGATGACCATCTTCGTGTTCCCAGATGGAACCGCTACAGGAATCGACGAAGATCTCTGTGAGGCTTTCCACGGCGAGACAGATGAGGAAGCCGTCATGGCGATCGTTTCCGAGGTCCTGTATGACTGGGGCTTCGATGGTGTGCCTGATTGGTGGAAGGAACGATACCGACAAGCGATCATCGAGTCCGCGATTTGGGACGGACACCACCTTGGTACTGGTGTCGTCTGTAACGTGAAGGTCAACGAGTGGCACGCATCTCCCGATGTGGAGTACGGCCATGTAGAGTTCAGATAGGAGGAACTGATGGCCCTATGGGTGAATGAGCAGCTCCTGGCGATGCGTGACTTCGAGGTGAAGTTCTACATCAACAGGACAGAGAGAAATGATCCGCGTGTCGATGTTCTCAGTGATGAACTTCTCACGAGTTTCATCACAGCCGCGGGCGGTCTGTTTGGCGTAAGACTTCACAGAGATCACGTCGTGAAAACCGAGACAACAGTCGATGAGAAGACGTACTGCTGGACGTACTCCTGGCAGCCAACCACGGGTGCTGCATACCTTCCGCAGTACGACCGAGAGGTCACGCTCAAGACGATGGCAAATAGTCTTCCAAAGGGGCTCATCAAGCTTCGTGTGACCGACGAGCTCAAGCTCACCATGGAAGACGACTCGCGCCGAGATCGGTGCTTCGAACTGTCCTCATGGGACGATACCAACAACCGCTGGATCTATCGAGAGGTAGAGTACCAGTAAGGAGAACGAATGAAGAAGCCTGATTTCAGTGGATGGAGAACGGTCGAGAACCTTTCGTGCACGGACGCGAGAGATTCGGGGCTTAACCCTCAGTTCTTCCGTGTCCACAATCTCTTTGCGCGTGTGACCTACAAGCCCGGAACGATCATCCGAGTTGAAGCCGAGAAGACAGAGATCTGCGTCAACATCTGGATTCCGACGGTTGACTCCAACCACCCAGAGACTCCCTACATGGGTCGTTTCTACATGTGGGCTTCGTACGATCTGATCGCGCAACAGACGGACGACGAGCTCGTCATTTGGCTCATGAACAACACGGCGTGCTTCGAAACGCACGAGACCATGGAGTTCTTCAAGGTTGGTGGGAAGCACGTTCGCAACCCTCACCCATTCGAAGACCCGATGCATGGCTACTACATGCATGAGCATGGGACGATCTGGACGCTCCAGCCAAAGGAGAAAGATGAAGTTTGAGAACATAAGTACAGAGGAAGACTTCCGTCTAGGACGGATCCGCATGGCGGTGCTCTGGGAGAAGGAAGACGTTGGGCGGTTCAGCGACTTCTTCAAGCAGGACATGGTCGACGTAGTTCAGATCATCGGAGATGGTGGCGTGCTCGGCGCGTTGGTCTCTCCTCAGCTTCCCAGCGTGGAAGCGAGCACGTACGAGCACACATGTGACGGATACCCCTACTCCGACGCGAATCTCAACTGCTTGGCCTGCAAGCACGACGTAAAGATCTCGGCAATCGAGCTTAGGCAACGCCTTGAGCAAGAGATGGAGAACGAATCCCGGATCGGAGAATCGTACGCGGTTGTCGCTCTTCGTGGCGCCATCATGATCGTGGACGAACTCGCCGGCTGGAAGTCTCCTGACCACCCACCCCAGACTGGAGATGCCGATGGGTGAAACAGCACCCGAACACGACGCGGTGAACCATCCAAAGCATTACACCGGACACCCTAGTGGTGTCGAGTGCATTGTTATTACCCGCCACATGAACTTCAATCTTGGAAACGTGGTTAAGTACGTTTGGCGTGCTGGCCACAAGGATGAAGCTCCGACCATCCAGGATCTCAAAAAGGCTGCTTGGTATCTCAACGACGAAATCGAGCGTCGAGAAAAGGAAGAGGCGGCGTTGGCGGTTGCTCAAACCATCGACGAAGGCCTAGATCGAATCATCGAACAACAAGGAGAACCGAATGACGGACAATCGCCACAACCTGAAGCCGGCTGAGCTGGAAGCGCTTGAAAGAAAGCCATCTTTCAACACCGAACTCATCTGTACTTATAAGGATCACATGGGCGACGATGACGCCATCCTTGAAGCTATGCTTGTTTCTACTCAAGACGCTGAGATGGCTGAAGATCTGGAGAAGTACAAGCGTTCGCGTCAGCCGCGCCTCGACTTCATGATGTCCCACAAGCATGGATCCCCGTTCGAGCAGGCGTCGATTAAGCTCTACGTCAAGGCACCCATCATGGTCTTCCGTGAATGGCATCGTCACCGCATCGGATTCAGCTACAACGAGGCATCGGCTCGCTACAAGGTGATGCCTCCGGAGTTCTACATCGCCCCACCTGAGAGACCTCTGATCCAAGAGGGCAAGCACAGCAACCCGACGTGGGTGCCGGCCGATCGTGAAACATACCTCGCTTATGTCCGTGATCAAATGGCGGTTGCTGAATTTGCTTGGGAGCGATATGTCCATCAGGTTCGTGATCTTGGTATCGCGAAGGAGAGTGCTCGAGCAGTGCTTGGTGTGGGTTTGTACTCCGACATGATCACCACGCTCAACCCTCGTTCCTGCATGGCGTTTTTGTCTCTTCGACAGCACCACCCCGACGCGGCGTTTGTGTCGCACCCCCAGTGGGAGATCAACCAGTGCGCCAACCAGATGGAAGAGGTCTTCGCTCAGCTCTTCCCGCTGACGCACTCGCTGTACGTGCAGAACGGTCGGGTGGCTCCCTGATGGCACTCGAAGTCAATTGCTCTGTCCCTTCGTGTGGTCTGCCAATGACCATGCCTGGGGCGGTGCTGATCTCACCCCCACTTCCGAACGGAACAAAAGAGGTATACGTGGAGAAGTTCCACATTTGCGCACTCTGCTGGTCTACCAAGTTCAAGTACATGTTCGGCGACGAGTTCCAGAACGACGCTGCTCAATGGCCACACCTACAGACCGCGTACGCACAAGACGTTGAGTTCTTTCGGGTTGCTGAGCCCCCGGCGAAGACATACGTAAAAGATCCGACGGTTGTGGAAATGGATCCCGAAATCGATGTCCTAAAAATTCTCGGACGGGCACTTTGGAACAAAGTCGAGGCCGACATGACCGAGTACTTCGCTGGGTTGGAAGACAACAGACTTGTTCCGAACTACTGCGTGGCCGATGTCGAACTCATGGACGTCATGCTTGAACACGATCGTTTCTGGTCGGATCGAAAGAAGAAACACCCCATCTGGGACCTACTCAAGAGAGGTTGGTTGTAATGCTTCATCCCTGTATTGACTATCAAATGGGAGTGATTCATGCTCCCCATGATTGGACGCTCGGCGAAACACCCGTCGAGTGCCCTGGCAAGTTCGATGAAGGTGGATCCGCTGCGTGTTCCGCGAACGTCGTGACGTCCCCCAGCCCCAACTCTGGATCGATGGCTCTCACTCGAGAAGAGCACGTCGAGCTGGAACGGGCTACCGGACGAGTACTGGCGGTTGTATGATCACCGAGATCCCCATGCAGGAAGATGAAGACAACTTTATCGCTTGGATGGATTGGAGCGGACCCGACGTGCTTCGGCTGCTTCGTGACGGTAAGGTTGACGAGATCAACTGGGGCGTTACTGATGGTGAACGCTTCGAGAAGGTGAAGAAGCACCATTACAAGGGTCGGTGTCTTTGCGTGACGGGGAAGCACCCCGAGAACGAAGACCAAGACCGGTCGGCAATGTGGTCACCATGAGTGAGCCCAACTCACTCGACCTCATGTATGAGGCGCTCACTGGTCCTTCAAGAAGTATCTACAAGGAGAATCCTGGCCTGGTTCTCGCCGCTGCAGTAAAGGCGGCTGGTGGCGTCATCAGGATTTCTTCGGATGATGTGTTGATGGCTCCTCCCAATACGACCATGTTTCTCGAGCCCATGACGGATGACATCATCATTGTGGTTTCACATGATGAGTGCACCAACTGCGGAAACGACATTCTGCCCGATCAGGTCCGAGTCAAGTGTTGCCCAGAGCACACCCCTGAACGAGGACCCAAGATCGTCTGTGTCGAATGCGCAGAGAAGCTACACCCGAAGGAGGAAGCCAATGGCGAACTGGTCTCCACCTCCGAGTAACGAATGCCCGCAAGAGCTGATCTGCAAAGAGAAGCACGAATGCCAGGATCTCTGCAAGGCGCGTGAGATCCTTATCCAATGGGTCAAGAACGAGATTCTCGGATACGGGAATGACGACGAAATAGGAGAAGAAGATGGAACTGAACGCAGCAAGGATGTACCCCCACCCCTCTTTTGAACTGCTTCGGCAGCGGAAGGGGTCTGGGATGTACCACTTCACGGAACGACTCGGAATGGGTGGGTACTTCTACCTGTCCCACAACGGAGCCATGCCCTACTACCGCGAGGTGGGGCCGTCGAGCGTCGAGCGCATTCGCGACGTGTACGACGTGTTGCGAGCCGTGGAGGAAGGTCGAGCGATCAGGCTTGACCAGGAGGAAGGGCACAAGTTGCCTCTCCTCTACGGTTTCGACATGGAAGCTCCTCCGGTAGGGATGTTGATCATCCACAACGATCATATCCTCGACGAGATGGCTGAGGGCTACGTCTCGCACATGGGATTCGAGCTCGGCGCACGGCTCGAGCCCAAGGAATTCGAGCCCAAGCGTGGTTACAAGATCACCGCGTTCTCTCTGTCCACGAGACCGGCCGTTAAGGGGGACTGATGGAAATCAAGACGACACCCTTCGAGGCGATGGAGTCGTTGGTCGCTCGGATCAGGTACAAGCCGGGATGGCAGTTCGAGGTCCAGGAAAAGAGGGACCGCAACCAGATCGTGGTTGGCGTTTGTCTGACCACCATGGAGCAGAATCCAGAACAGCGGATCGAGCAAGAGCGTCAGCAGGCGCTTTGGAAGGAACGACAGCTTTCGGGCTACTTCGAGTGGTCACCAAGGCCCTACGAGTCCGAGCATGTCCCAATGCCCACGCGAGAATCCAAGACGATGGTGTGGCGTGAGATTCCTTTCCAGACCCACGACATCGCGGTCCTTGATGAGCTCTTGATCGTGTCTCAGATCTGGGAGATGGTCATCCTCATCGAGGCGCATGAGGTCAAGGAGTTCTTCCGCGTGGATGGACTCTGCGTTCAGGAACCACATCCGGAGTCTCCGCGTGAGCTTGCGTACGGTGGGGCTTTGGACCGATGGGACTTCATCCCGGATCTTCTTGGTAGGAAGAGACATGGAGGGTTCGATAATGACTAAGTCCCTCGAGCAGTGGAGGAAAGATCATGAGATTCCGTACGACGCGGACTTGAAGGTGACGGTTGTCTCGTGGGACCTTGGGAACTGGCGATTCCTGAGGTCTCCCGAGCTCCGTCTCCGCGTCAAGTGGGAAGAGGCACGTTTCAACCTTTACAAGTGGTCTGGTTTCGACTTCGACACGTGGCAGAGCTGGATCAGGAACGGTTGCCGTCCTCCCTACTACATGCATTCGGTTGCGGCCCGTCAAGCTGAGAAGCAGCGGATTGCTCAACAAATCGAGATGTATGCCGCGGCGATGGGTATCGAAGTGACCAAACCGCCCCCGCGTCGAAGCGAGCACGTACACCTCGGAGTAGATCTCGCTGGTCCATCGGGAAACACCGTCCACTACACCTTCGTTGATGATGAGCCTTGGCTTGACATGGACGAATGGCCTGACCGAAAGTTCAGATCGGAGGATCATGCTGATCGATAGTGAAGAGTTGAAGTTGCGACTACTCAACATCGCAGATGCGCGTTGGGATTCCGCATTCGACGACGCGATCGAGATGGTCGAAGAACTCGAGGTAGAAACCAAGGAAGCAAACGAGAAGGAGTGTGGAGATCGACTCGAGCATTGTGGGAAGATCTTTACATGCCGCGTGAAAGGACCACATCGGCTCCATGACGACTATGAGCAAACCGACGGTATGCCTCAACGTTGGATGGACACGAGTCTTGGACGGCTGACTGACACACGAAAGGAGGAAACACATGAAGAGCAAGGTACGACAGCTGATGGAAGCAATTCCTGACACGGTTAGTCCTGATCTGACCGAACCGATTGAGCTGAAGAACGGCGACGAGGTCGTTGGAGTTGTTCTCTCGAAGGAAGCTTACGACGATCTTGTCGAGGCCGCCAATGAGTGAGTTCCCCACAAAGTGCACGCTTCAGGGCTGCACCAGACCAAATTTGAGACCACATCACCACCATTACGTGTACGGCCATCTCTCTACGAGACCCTGCACGTGTAAAGAAGGTGGTGAACCAGGTACCCGCCCACTAGACCACGAGGAGGTGAAGTTTGCTAGATTTACGAGAACACCAAATCACGGCCAGAGACAAACTTCGCAACGGGTCAATCTTGTATGGGCTGGTCGGTACGGGGAAGTCCAGGACAGCAGTAGCCTACTACGAGAAGTACGAATCGCCGAAGGACGTCTACGTCATCACGACGGCCAAGAAGCGAGACAGCTGGGACTGGGAACGTGAGTTCGGAGCTATCGCGTGCGGCACTGAACATACTGCACACGGTAAGCTCACGGTAGACTCGTGGAACAACATCCACAAGTACATCGATATCGAAGGCGCGTTCTTCATCTTCGACGAGCAGCGACTCGTGGGAACGGGGGCGTGGGTAAAGGCGTTCTACAAGATCGTCAAGCGGAACACCACCCTCCACGTCGAGTCCCAGCAGCCAGAGTCCAAGAACAACTGGATTCTCCTCAGTGGTACGCCTGGTGATACGTGGATGGACTACGCGCCCGTCTTCATCGCCAACGGCTTCTTCAAGAACATCACGGAGTTCCGGGCAAAGCACGTCATCATGGAGCCCTTCTCCAAATTCCCCAAGATCAAGGGCTATCTCAACGAGACCAAGCTCGAGCTGATGCGTAACCACGTATTGGTAGAGATGCCATACGAGAAACACACCACCCGATTCGTCAACGAGTGGCCAGTGATGCACGACAAGGATCTCTTCAAGCAGGTGGCGATCAATCGCTGGAACGTGTACGAGGACCGACCTATTCGTGATGTCGCAGAGATGTTCCGCTTGATGAGGCGTGTGGTGAACGAGGACGAGTCACGTCTTGACGCGCTGTGGAAGTTACAAGACATGCACAAGAAATTGATCGTCTTCTACAACTTCGACTACGAGCTCGAGGCTATGCGACGGGATTTCGCCTTCCATCGTCCTGGCGTCGACTTCAAGGTTGCTGAGTGGAACGGCCACAAGAAGGAGCCTATTCCGGATACCGACGAATGGATCTACCTGGTCCAGTACGTTGCCGGCGCTGAAGGATGGAACTGTACAGAGACGGACGCGATGGTGTTCTACAGCCAGACATACAGCTGGAAGAACTTCGAGCAGGCGCAAGGGCGGATCGATCGCCTAGATACGCCGTTTACGAACCTGTACTACTACGTTCTGATGTCAGATTCTCTCATAGACCGTGCGATTAAGCGCAGTTTGAGTGAGAAAAAGGCGTTTAATGAGCGGAAAGCGGCGCGTGAGCTGTTCGGTACGGCAGATGTTGTGGAGCTCTTCCCATCTAGGGAGTTGCCTGCTGCAGCCTAAACTGGCAGAACTGGCAAGCGCGGGAGTGAGTACAAACGCCCAGGTCAGAGCCCCTTTCTGGCCAATAGGGTATAGGGTCTGCCACATGTCAGATCCGGAAATGAAAAAGTTCCAGAAATACACCAATACCTTATACCCTCTCACACACGCGTAAGAGGGTATAGGGTAGTGTTTCTCCAAAGACTTTTTCATTTTCGGATCTGGCATGTGGCACACGGCCTTTCGGTGTGTCCTGAGAGGAGACTAGATGTTGTGGGCTAAGTTGATGAAAATCGTGGTGTTCATGCTTGGTGCTGGTTGTATCAGTATCATGTTGAACAAGTATGACTGGACGGCTGTGCTGATCATGGCCGCCTATGGGTTCCTAGAAGCAGTTTGGTTCGGTCTTGATTACTGGATCAACGAAAAGGAGAGTTGATGGACTACCCCGAAGTATGGACTGAGATCGAAGGACACCCTGGTTACATCGTAAGTAACTACGGGCGCATTTCGAGGCCTGGTCGGACAGATCACCCCATGAGCGTCAGCCGAACGATGGCTGGGCACAACAAAATCGGTCTACTGGACTGTGATGGAGCAAGAAGGACTCGTTCAGCGGCAGTAATCGTGGCCACGGCTTTCGTGCAACCCGAATACGACAACTGTGACCACGTCATCATCAAGAACATGGATTACGACGACTTGAGGGCTGAGAATCTCGCATGGAGGCCCGACGGGTTCGCCTGGGAGTACGCAAACCAGTTTAAGCGACAACCACCACTCCACTATGTGAACCTGAAGGTCGCTGACATCGTGCATGAGGTCGAGTACCCGAACATCGTGGAAGCAGCAGCTCACCAGGGCCTTCTGTTCAAGGATGTGTGGCGTTCCACCTTCACTGGAGACGAAACCTTCCCCACAAGAAGCATTTTCGTCGTGGTTGAATGAAAGGGTATAGGGTCGGCTCGCATACAAGGCATCTAATAGGAGGAAATGTCGCACACACGTCATTTCCCTTTTTCACTAGAGGCGTTCTATGACGACAAAAGCCGAAACCCGTTACCAGAACTACCTCATCGACGAAATCCAGCGCGTTCTGCCTGGTTCATTCGTGATGAAGAACAACCCCGACGAGATACAGGGCATCCCTGACTTGATCGTCTTGTACGGTCCTTATTGGGTAATGCTAGAGGTGAAAGCGTCATGGGACGCAAGCCACCGCCCGAATCAGGACTACTACATCGAGATGTTTGACGACATGCACTATGCCGCTTTCATCTTTCCAGAAAACGAAATCGAGGTTCTTCATGGAATTCAACGAGCACTATGCTCTGCGCGATAAACACGCCTTCCTCAGTCCGAGTAAATCGAGCTGGTTGAGGTATGACTATCAGCAGCTGGAAACGCGCTTCCATAGTTGGAAGGCTGCGAAAAGGGGAACCGATCTCCACGCACTTGCCCATGAGGCGATTCGCTTGGGGATCAAACTGGATAGTGACAATCAGGCTCTGGCCGCGTATGTCTCAGATGCGATTAACCTTGGGATGGTGTGCGAGCAAACGCTCGTCTATTCCGAGAATTGCTTCGGCTCAGCAGACACGATCTGCTTTGATGGAGAGAATCTCATCATCCACGATCTGAAAACGGGCATCACCCCGGCTAAGCTGGAGCAGTTGATGGTTTACGCCGCACTGTTCTGTCTCGAGTATCAGATCGACCCTCACACAATCAACATCCATGTCGCCATCTATCAAAGGGATGCCAAACTGGAAGATGACGCAAACCCAGACGACGTTGCAGCAATCATGCTGAAGATCGTCGAGTTCGATAACTACGTCGAGTCCCTGAGGGGGTGAACCCTGTGGTGGTATTCAAAGCAGAAGAGATCAAGCACTACGGGACGCCTCGTAAGTCGGGCCGTTACCCATGGGGTAGTGGTGGGGACCATCAGTCCTACATGAATCAGAGAAACCTCACGTGGCTAGATCTGGTGAAGGAATGTCGTAGGCCACCAAACAACCTCACCGACAAGCAGATCTACGAAGGCATGGGCATGAAGAGCGGAGAGTTCCGTGCCCGGATGACCATCGAACGTAATGCGGCAAAGCAAGAGCAGATCCACACCGCAAGGAAACTCAAGGACAAGGGAATGTCCAATAGTGAGATTGCTCTGCAAATGTACGGATCCAAGACCAAAGAGTCTACCGTACGTACCCTCTTGGCACCCGATGCCGCAGAGAAGGCCTCTTCTCTCATCGGTACAGCCAACATGCTCAAGGATGAAGTCGATCGCAAGCAGTACATCGACATCGGTGAGGGTGTGGAGAACCATCTCGGCATCAGTAAGGAAAAGCTTCGCGCTTCCGTTGATGTCTTGAAGCAGCAGGGATACGTCGTTGAAAAGGTGAAGATCCCTCAGCTCGGTACCAAGCATGAGACCGAACTCAAGGTGTTGTGTCCTCCTGGTACGACACAGCACGATCTCTTCATGAATCGCTATGAGGTTCAGCAACTCGATCGTTTCTCCATTGATGGTGGTAAGAAGTGGTCGAAGAAGCACGACCCAATTCCTGTGGACCCCAAGCGGGTCAAGGTTCGTTATGCCGAAGAAGGTGGAACGAAGGCTGATGGTGTGATCTATGTCCGTCCCGGCGCAAAGGATCTGTCGCTCGGTGAGAACCGGTATGCGCAGGTTCGAATCCAGGTCGGTGATGGTCATTACCTCAAGGGTATGGCGATTTACAAGGACGATCTTCCTGCTGGTGTGGATCTCGAGTTCAATACCAACAAGAGTAAGACCGATCCTAAGGTTCTCGAGAACGGTAAGCTCGGGGCAATGAAGGAGATCAAGAAGGACAGCGAACTCCCTTTCGGCGCCGTAGTTCGACAGATCACCAAGAATACCGGCGAAGAGAACGAAGTCAACATCTCGGCGATGAACATCGTCAATGGTGAAGGCGCATGGAAGGATTGGTCAAAGTCGATCTCTACGCAGGTCTTGTCAAAGCAGAGTGGCGCTCTTGTTCGAGAGCAACTGGCTAAGACGCAAGACAAGCGACAGAAAGAGTTCGATGAGATCAAGGGTCTTACCAACCCTACGGTTAAGAAGAAGTTGCTTGAGGCGTTTGCTGGTGAGACCGATAACGCCGCTGTGCATCTCAATGCTGTGTCGTTGACCAAGGATAGTGCTTGGCACGTAATCCTTCCAGTTGACAAGATGAAGCCGACAGAAGTGTTTGCTCCTGGTTACGCAGACGGCACAAGGGTTGCGCTCATTCGGTATCCCCATGGCGGGCCGTTTGAGATTCCTGAACTCGTGGTGAACAACGCACATCGTGCTGCACGAAAGATGATTGGTCTAGATTCGATTGATGCTATCGGTATTCACCCCGATGTGGCTGAACGTCTTTCTGGTGCGGACTTCGATGGCGATACGGTCATCGTGATTCCCAACAACTCTGGAAAGCTGCGCTCTAAGCCAATGCTTGAAGGACTTAAGGGGTTCGAACCTAAGCGTCTGTACAAGCTGGCAGATGATGCCCCTGGCATTAGGGATCACAAGGATCCTTCTGCTACGACTGGTCGAATCATGGGTGAGGCCTCAAACCTCATTACTGACATGACCATTCGTGGTGCGTCTGATGACAAGATTCTTCGGGCTGTTAAGTATTCGATGGTGACGATCGATGCAGAGAAGCACCACCTTGATTACAAGCAGGCCAAGAAGGACTTTGGTATTCAGGCTTTGAAGGATGAGTTCCAGTTCGATCCCTCTAACCCTGATAGTCGTGGTGCATCTACCCTGATCTCTAGGGCTGGTGCTAAGGAACGGATTCCTGATCGCAAGCTGCGGCCTGCTAAGGATGGCGGCCCTATCGATCCGAAGACCGGCGCTCTTGTGTACGTACCTACGGGTAAGACAAGGACCAGTCGTGATGGTACTGTGGTTCCTAAGACGATTGAAGTTAAGCGTCTGGCTAACACGGATGATGCACACACCCTCTCTACTAAGCACCCCATTGAGAAGTTGTATGCAGATCATTCGAACAAGTTCAAGGGTATGGCCAACAAGGCTAGGCTCGAGGCATCTAAGACCCCCAACCTTACCCAATCCAGCCATGCCAAGAAGGTGTATGCTGGTGAGGTGGAATCGTTGGCGTCTAAGTTGCACACCGCCCAGCTTAACGCCCCTCGTGAGCGAGCCGCCCAGGTAATCGCCGGTGCCCAGGTTCGGGCTATCAAACAGTCCAACAAGAACCTTGATAGAGAACACCTTCAGCGCATTGAGTTCCGCCACCTAGAGCTGGCACGTAAGCGTACTGGTGCAGGTAAGACAATGATCGAGATCAGTGATCGTGAGTGGGAAGCTATCCAGGCTGGTGCTGTTAGTAATGCCAGGCTCAAGGACATCCTCAAACACACGGACATTGACAAGGTCAAGAAGCTGGCTACACCAAAGCCTAAGCGACTGATGTCCAACACCAAGGCAGCAAGGGCTGAGTCCATGCTTGCATCTGGTAAGTACACGAGGCAGCAGGTAGCAGCAGCGTTGGGTGTGTCAGTATCCACACTGGACCGAGCCATGAACGGTGAGGAATAGGATGGCTGTACTAGATCGCAGACCAACCAGTGCTGGGTCATCAGGTAGTGTAGCAACTACTCAACGCCAAGAAGAAAGGAGTGGTGAGGTGGATGACAACGAAGAGTGGATGATCACAACAACGGACAATCCATTCGATCCATTCGCTGACTTCAAGGCATGGATGGCATGGGACATGGCCAAGGGATACAACACGATGGGTCTACTCGCTCGGCTTACCTTCACATCAGAAGAGTTGAGTGATGCTGATCAGTCGGAGGCGATGCGTCACGCAATGCGAGAGATCGTTGAATTCAACATCAGCGGTGTTCACACCATTGTGACACGCCAGAAGACCACAAGCTGACGGCAGCAGGGTGGGGGGAGGGGTCTCGCAAAACCCACCCCCCCTCTGCATCGCCCGGCTCTATATTTTTGCTCCGGGGGGATCTCCGGAAAAACTTTTCAACTTTTCTCCCGGATCCGAAAGGACTAGACATGCCACAATCCGTCTACATTGACGAGAACAACAACGTTAGGATCCGCGAAGCCGGCCCAGTAGGACCCGCAGGTTTCGGTGGAGCAGTTGATGATACACCCGTCGAGATGCTTGGTGTCGCCCAAAGCAGAAGCCTTCCTTGGACTGGTTGGACCCAGTTTAACGGGGTCCCGTTGTACACGTACGCCATGGATGAGCATCGGTTCACGATCGGATTCTCAACGACCGAGATGACACTTCTCAGCTATACCGACCAGGGTTATGGCCCCCTCCTTTTGGGCGATGGTGTAGCAAAGAACATTGCCATGATGGCGCTCCTCGTCCCGTTGAGGGAAGAAGTAACCGAGATCCCAGAAGCCGTGGCGTCGGCAAGGATCAAGGTTATCGGGGTGGCGCATTCAGCTACCGATGGTACAGCGATGATTGAACTCATCGATGAGCCGATCTACGCGCTATCACCAGGAGAAGGCTCACCTTCCGCCGAGATGATGGTCGAGATAGCAGAATCCGCTACGTACGAGACATCCATTACCCTTCCTGAGGGTAAGAGGATCATCGGCCTCCGTTTGATGATCGTGAATGAAGATGGAACACCGTTCGAGGAATCCACTTGGAATGTCGCGGTCGTTCGAACCTCCATTTGGGAGGGCGAGTCAGGGATCGTCCCTAGGCTCGACTTGGCCTCGCCTTACACCCTCTCTGGGTTGACTACGCCACAGTTCAATGCAATCAAGATGGTGCGAGGTGGGGAGGACATCGTGAGCATGATCACCCCGAACGGCATGCATTGGGGGCACTTCAAGGTCGAGGATGCCGGGTTCATTCAAGATGGATTGGCCGATCTACGCGCTATCACCGTCGAGATGGATGAAGCCGAAGGAGAAACCACGAAGCTGTTTCTCCAAGCATCAAGGCTCCGAGTGAGCGCTGAGCCAGTTGGCCCCCTGGATGTGGTTCGTTTTGGCGATCTACCCGAAGGTACTGGTGGGGCCGCGTACGTGGCACCATCCTATGACGCTTACTCAGCGTTCACGATGGAGCCGGGGCAAGTTCCCCACATCTGGGCGGACATGACCGAAGACATGAATGTGTCTTTTCTGAACAACGGGTTGACACGAGCTGTCGTGATGATTGCTCGTGGTGGTACCGAGGCAAAGTCGCTCACTCTGGTTGGATCGGAATCTTCGGGAACGTCGATAACCATCCACCCAGGCGATGTCTACTACTTCTCGATTCTGGCACGTCCTCCGGCGCCACCCGAAGACCACCACCCGGACTTGTCCGTCCTCGAGATCGCGTACAGGCGTATCGTGTCAGCTCCGGCTGTCACTGGACCTCTGCCTTATGCGCATGCGCAACGGCCCCCGGTCGACAACGAGCTCCCGATCGACAGTCTCACGACTGAGGTGGAAGCCGATGATCAGGTCATGCATGTGCCCAACCCTGGTGTTGGCCGGTGGGTGACTCTCCGTCTACGGGTCTTCAACAACACAGGATCGACCAAGTCATTGAACTTCGACTGCACGGCGAATCACTTCCCACCAAGTCTGGGTGTGCCGGATGGCTACGACGACAACTTCTGGCTCGTAGTCATGGGTGGCGAATCAGCTCCAACCATCGACGCTGTTCTAGACTGAGAGGAGTCTGACCATGGAAGAACAAAGTGCAATCATCGTCGAAAAAGGACGTACGTGTAAGTTCGACATGCGACTTGCGTACAGCGTTCTAGGCGACACCATTACTAGCGAGATCCGAGCCGGAGTCAATCCGACTTCTCCCCTCATCGCTACGTGGAACATCGAGGTCAGTCCGAACGGGCGAAAGCTCACGTTCACTCTCGACGACGACATCACAAAGAACATCACCGTCTTCGGTGGCTACATGGACCTGAAGCGTGTCACTGGTGGAGAACCGGTCAGCGTCCTCGACAACCCAATCCCTGTCATCTTCAAGAACGTCGTGACAGCGTAATCCATCAGCGAGCATATTCGCTGTAAGGAGGAAGGAATGAGTGAGACGCCCGTGGTACTAAGCGAATCAGCAATGATGCTCGCGATCAATGCTGTGAAAGTTATGGCGTTGACTACGGTCTCCACATTCGGCGCTGTCTATGCGGGAGTAACAGCGGTGGTTAGTGGGCCCGAAGGAAACACGATCGCTATTGGAACGACGCTCGGTGTCTCGGTGACGTTCGCGGGTCTAATCCTGCGAATGGTCATCAAGAACCAAGGGGCGATCTGGGACATTGTCCGGTCAAAGGACAAGGAGATCGCAAAGAAGGATGTGGAGATCCGTCAGCTCAAGCTCGATAAGGAGTACGCTCAATGGCAGACCGAACAAGCTCGATTTCGGGCGAAGGAAGTGCCGGACCCGGGCCCGTTCAAGCCGAGTCCGGGTCTGATGGTTCCGCAGAAGATGGACACGACGAGCTCCGTCGTCTCCTAGTTCGAAACGTGGTCTTGATGGTAACGGGCGTAATCGTCATCGTTCTCTCGGTCATTGTTGTCGGCATCATCGCCAACAGTAGCCGCATCAGCTCGAATACCGGCAACGACTTGATCACGACAGGATTCAAGACTCAGAAACGAAACGCGTGCTTGACGGATCTCCGAAACGAGTCCGACGCTGCCCGCGGCGAAGTTTTGTCTGCAGTTCTAAACCGTCTGGTGATCCTGGACGGAACGAATCCGAAGACCGGCGAGCCCCTTCCTCGGTACATCAACGAAGATGGGAAGACGGTCATTGACGCAGACATGCAGGGCGAACTTGCTGCTGAGTACCTCCATAAGGGTTTGGCAGCTAATGCGAAGTCAGAAGCAGCATCCAAGAAGTTGCTGCAACCGACACTCAATGAATTGTGCGGCGAACCGATCGTCGGCGAGGAAGATCTCGAGAACTAGGAGAAGCCATGGTTTGGCGTAACTGCGTAACGAGCGTCGTGCTCGCACAAGAATTGAATGACGTCTATGACCTTCGGGACAAGTCGTCGGACGGAACCATTGGGGATGCCGCTCACGCTTCACGCAAGAGCGATCATAACCCTTGGGTGAAGGACGGAAACGGCGTGGGTGTGGTTCGTGCTCGCGACATCGACGAGGACCTGGACGGCAACACCGCTCCTGGTACCTATGACGCGAAGTCGCTGTTCGACAAGTTGCTGGCCCTGGCGAAGGCTGGCGATCCTCGACTGAACGGCGGCGGTTACCTCATTTATGAGGGCCACATCTACAGCGAGAAGAACAACTGGGCAGCTCGTCCGTACACCGGCGCGAATGCACACAAGCAGCACGTTCATGTGTCGTTCTCGCTCAACGCGAAGGGATACGACTCCAACAAGTCTTGGGGTCTTCGGCCGTCTTCCGCTCCGAAGCGAGAAGGTTTCGGTCCTGGCTCCAAGGGCGAAGGAGTTGCTTTCATCGGCGACCTCGGAAACCTCATGGCGAAGGCCGGGATGGCGCTCAACAAGCGCGGCGATCGAAGCCGGGTTCAGATCCCGATCCCACAGTCACCTGCTCGCAGGAAGCTGTGTACCTACAACGGGGCAATCCAAGAGCGAGTGAGGGAACTCCAGCGCTACTTCGTCGTCATGTGGAAGCTTGGCGGCAAGAAGGGCCCGGAACCCAAGGTCACCGGTATTGCCGATGAATCGACGCTCAATCACATCGCATTCTGGGCACCCATCGCGGTCCAGAACCTGAGCAGGTAGGTCAACAACTCGTAGGAAGGAGGGAGATGGGCCGTCGAAAGATGCCTCCCGCCGCATCAGCGGAGGAACGCGAAGACCAGCTCGTCTCCCTCGCCTATGACCTTGTAGAAGAACGTCTTCTCGATGGGACGGCGACGGCAGCCGAGACCACGCTGCTCATCAAAGCGGGCACCGGAAGAGAAGCACTCGAGCGAGAGCGTCTGAAGAACGAGAATCTGCTCCTAAGCGCCAAGGTAGACGCCATGGAGTCGGCCAAGCGGGTCGAAGGCCTCATCGGAGAAGCGCTCAACGCGTTCAAGAGGTACTCAGGTAACTTCGACGAAGACGACTATCCAGATGAGGATGCGATCTATGACTCGTACTAGGTCATATTCTGAGTTGAGAACACTTGGAACGTTCGAAGAGCGATACGAATACCTGCGTCTTGGCGGAATCGTAGGTGAAAGAACGTTGGGTGGATTGTCTCAGGACTTCTACCACTCGTATGAGTGGCATGAGGCTCGAGCGTTCGTTCTTCGGCGAGATAATGGCTGTGACCTGGGCATTCCTGGTCATGACATATTCGAGAATGCTCACGTTCATCACATGAATCCGATCACAACGGAAGACATCATCCATGGAAACATGGCGATCATCGACCCCGAGTTCTTGATCACGGTCACATTGGACACGCACAACGCGATCCATTATGGCCGAGACCTTCAAAGACCGGTCGGTTTCATTGAACGACATCCAGGCGACACCAAACTCTGGTAAGGAGGTGAACCATGCTTGAAGAAAAGATCTTTCCGAGTGTCTGTCAGATGCTTGGACTCCCCGACGATGGCGGTGGCTTCGATCAAGAGGTCGGCGGCTTCATCAATTCTGCGTTCATGGTTCTCCAGCAAATCGGGGTTACCCCAGGCGTGTTCCAAGTTCGTACAAGGAATGAGCGTTGGATCGATTCGGGTGTGGCTGAAGAGCTCACCGACACGGTTCGAACCTACGTTTTTCTCTACGTGGCCTTCGGCTACGATCCCCCGACAACCTCATTCCAGCGAGATCTCAAACGAGACCAGCTGACCGAATTCGAGGTTCGTCTCGAGCTCTACTCGAAGGTAGGTCCCAATGGGTAATGTTGTAATCGTCGCGATCCCAGAGCAGGACGACTATGTGTGGAAGACTTCTTCCGAGAAGGTTCCCCACATGACGCTCCTGAACTTGGGAGACGCGCTTTCAGATGAAGACGTTGCTCACGTCATGGCCTACATCGAACACGCGGCAAAGACGTCGCTGCGTCGTTTCGGCCTCTCCGTCGAACGTCGTGGAACGCTCGGGAAGGATGACGCAGATGTCATTTTCTTCGAGCAGAACGCATGGGACCTCGGCGATGTCCTGAAGTTCCGAACCTTCCTCATCCGGGAAGACAAGATCCACACCGCGATCGACCTCACGCCCCAGTTCGAGAACTGGCTGCCCCACCTGACCCTCGGTTACCCCACAGCGCCGGCCAAGCCGGATCCGCGTGAGGACCATGGAATCCGGTACGTGAACTTCGATCGAATCGCCCTTTGGGTTGACGACTTCGAGGGCCCAGAGTTCGAGTTGATGCCGCACGGTTCCGTTCGAGAGCTGATGATGTCTGCGCCCGTTGGTGATTCGATCGAACACTTCGGCGTCAAGGGAATGCGATGGGGCGTTCGTCGAGAAGACCGTCAATGGAAGTCGGAAGTCACCAACCCGAACGTTATTCACGCCGCGGTCTCGGAGGCCGCCCATAACTTCGCGCCAAAACTGAACGAGATCAACCGGTCGAAGGAGTTCGCCGGGAAGAAGCTTGGTTCAGATCTGAAGCTTCGCGAGAAGTACGACAAAAAGGTCATGGAAGAGTTCAACAAGGAACTCGAAGTCTCGTCGGCCGAACTAAACGTTCACCCCACGAAGGATATTTCGGTGGTCTACCAGATCGATCGAAGGACCGGAGTGGTTAAGGGCAAGAAGGTCAACATTGTTGATTTGGGAGACGGCACTGGCTACATCAAGCCTAAGCGTCTGTCTGGCACCAGCGATCATCATATCCCAGGCGTCAAGGCCAAAATCAATCCAAACCTCGTTGTGACTCATGAAGCAGAAGCACCCCTCCCCCAACTGAAGATCGTTACCGACGACCTTGACCAGATTGTTCGGTTTGAATTGATCGAAAGCGAGATCCAGATGGCTACGCCAGACGATGACACGATCGAACACTTCGGCGTCAAGGGCATGAAGTGGGGCGTTCGTAAGGAAGATCGTGGTCACGGCTTGACCATGTTCATGATGAAGAACGGTGCGTCGAAGGCTCAAGTCGGAGCGGTCAAGAGAGGATTCGCAC